ATATATGCATTTAATTGTGACAGAACAACCGAGTTACAATCCCGACACTCAATATCTTGTTACAAAGTACAGAGTGGTTGATGGTCACATTGAAACATTCTATGAAGTGAAAGATATTCCAATCAATGAGGAAGAGGCTGAATAATTCTCTTGCAAAGGAGTGTTGAATATGAATGTTACAACTACCTGTAGAGATTTAAAGGAACTAACTGATAACGCGCGAGCTGCATGTGAGATATTCTTATCTCACTGTGAAGCCCGCGGTTTAAAAGTATTAATAACAGAAACTTATCGTTCTCAAGAACGACAAAATTATTTATATGAACAAGGAAGAAGTCGTTCAGGAGAAATAGTAACATGGACTAAGAATAGTCGTCATACATCAAGACGAGCTTGGGATATATGTCAAAATATAAAAAATAAAGAATATTCTGACGACTCCTTTTTTAAAAAGTGTGGACAGGTAGCTAATGAATTAGGAATAATCTGGGGTGGAAACTGGGATACCCCAGATACTCCGCACTTTGAAATTTCAGAAAATTGGCAATTAAAAATGAAAGAAGATGAACAAATGTCAACTGAAGAAAAAAATCAATTAAATAATTTAACTACAGAAGTGTATGAATTAAAAAAAACAATAGAAGAAATAAAAAATTCTTCAAATAAAATGATTTATAATTACATAGATTCAAATATGCCTTCTTGGGCGCGCGATACTGTTCAAAACTTAGTAACTAAAGGATATTTAAAAGGAAATGAAAATGGTGAATTATCTTTATCTGAAGATATGTTAAGAATATTAGTATTATTAGATAGAGCAAATGTATTCTAATGAGGTGAATAATGAATTTTAGTAAGAAAATTATAACAGGAGTTATTATAGCTAATGTTTTATTTTCAGTTGCGGTATTAGGATTATTCCTTAAGACACAAAAAGAACCTGTGACATTAATAGGAACTTGGTTTGGTTTTACTACAGTTGAAGTATGGAATTTAGCTAGTATTAAGAAAACTAAAATAAAAGGAGATAGCTGTAATGGAAATGATATTGACAATAGTAATTAAATGTATAGTAATTATTTTTTCAGCCCTTGCTACTTACTATCTTATACCAACATTAAAAAAGAATAATTTATATAATATTGTTGTGACTTTAGTTCAAGCGGCTGAACAGATATATAAAGAATCAAATATGGGAGAGATTAAATATCAATATGTATTAAATATTCTTCAAAAAAAATTTAATATGAAAGAAGAAGATTTAAGATGTTTAATTGAGTCTGCGGTTTATGAGCTAAATCAAAATTTTGAGCAATAAAAAAAAAGAGGAGTGATTATTTAATCACTCCTCAATTATTTGTTTCTACAACAGGTATTTGTCTTACTTTATGCATCCATTCATCTGCATATCCATTTCCTCCAAGACTATGATATAATTCATATTCTCGTTCTAATAGTGTAAGTTGATCTATATCAATATTTTCTTTAGTTATATAGGTTTTACATTTTTCTAATATCGAATCTAATGTTTTACTCTTCAATGCTTGTTTAATTAAAATAACTTCATCTGTTATTTTATCTAATTTATCATTTAAATAAGCGTCTTTTTTATTTGAATTATTTTCAAATTCTGATAATTGTTGTTTAATATTCTCAACCTCTGCTTCTACATTTCCTCTGAAAATAAATTTAATTCCTTTGAATAAATAATCTCTAAAAATTATAGCCAAAGCTGTAACAATTAATCCTATTACCTCTTTCCACCATAGGGCTAAAAAATTCATTAACATCTCTCTCCTTTTGTAAAATAAAAAAAAATTCACTATCCAAATATAGTGAATTTTATTTATAAAAAATTTAATTAAAATGACCAAATCAAATCATCAGTGTAATTATCAATATCTTTTAGATAAGTATATCCTATACAAATAGCATCCGATTCATCTTCAGTTACTGAAAGATTATAATTATCTTTAACGAATCGCTGCGCGGCTTTCTTTTCTTCGGCGCGTCTTGTCTTGCGAATTCCGCATCTGCTTTTCCAAGTATTTGATGATATAATTTCATATGGTATATTCATTTCAACTATAAGCTCTAATAATACTCCATAAACCATTGCTAGTTTTTTAAAAGTAGTTACATTATCTTGTAATTGAATTTCTTCAAGGACAATTTCAGTTATATCATATTCTTTAATTACATTCTTTATTTTATTTCTAAACTGATTTAATCTAACCTCAATAAGAGGATCAATAAGAGTAAATTTATCTACTTTTATTAATTTATTGTTTTGAAATATTGCATATCCAGTAGTCCGAGTAGATTGATCTAAAGCTAATAAATTAGTCATTAGTACTCCCCATTCCACCCATGCGTCTTTTCTTTATTTCATCTTCTTCCGCAATATCAAATCTAATAAAAATACCTTGCGCAAAACGGTCGCCTTTCGATAGTTTTATCATTTCATTACCTTCATTGCGAATTTTTATAAATATATGACCTTCGTTAGTGGGATTATTATAATAATCGGGATCAATAACTCCAGTAGTATTAGCCAATCTCATAAAATATTTAAATCCAAGACTTGATCTAGGATAAATTAATAATACTCTATCTTCATCTAATTGACATTTTATTCCTGTTGGTATTAATACTGAATCATTAGGATAAAGATCATAATCAATAGGACAGTAAAAATCATAACCTGCGGAATTTGCAGTTGCACGTATAGGTAATGGAATATTATCTACACTTTCATATCCATTCATTTCTTTTAAAGAATTTTTGTATTCTTTTTCACTTACTCTTTCAAAATTATTCATAATTTCCCTCCATAGCATCTGGCAGATTATAATAAGGAACATTTCTATTCTCTATCTGTTTTTCATTTGTATTAAATACTTTTTTAACAGTCACTATAAAATATTCACAATCTAATCCTTTATCATATTTCTCTGTTACTTTATAATCAACAATATGATATGTTCCTTCGTCCTCTTTAAATTCATTTATCAACTGTGCAGCTTCATATTCGCTATCTACTTTATATTTTTCTGTTGTATTTATTAAATATCTAACTACTGCCATAATACTTCTTCTATCCTTTCTCCATACTTTTCTTTATAAATTTCTATTTGTTTTTCTATATCATCTGCTTTTACATATTCATATTCAATAACCTCATCGGGGTTTAATACCCCGACAAAGTTAGTGAGAGATGTTATAGAGTATTTTACTAATATAATCATTTTAAAGTCTCCTTTACACTGTAAAAACCGCGTTATCATAAGGATATAAAATAACTATTCTACCAACATCTAAATCTGTAACTCCCCATACCTCAATAGCTTGTTTATCTTCAGAAACATAATTAAAAGCCTTTAAGTTTTCAAATACACTATCTAAAGTATCCATTATTTCTTTATGGAAGTTATTAATATCTTCACTCTCATATTTAAACACGCAACCAAAATCTGTATCTTCGATATTCATATAATAATATTTGTTTTTCGTGTTTTCAACTAATCCTTGTAAAATTTTTTTAGCATCTTTTCTTTCGTGTTTTGTCATATTCTGCATAGAAGGTATATACTTAATTTTATTTAAGCTACCGTCTTCATTAAAACACTCTTGAGATGCATTAGTTATTAGAACTGGATTCATTTTAATCACTCCTTTACAAATATTATATCAAAAATTTTCTAAAAAATCAAATTATTTGTTTAATAATTCATTCATTTTAGCTACTCTTTCATCAACAGCTTTTAATACTCTGCTAACAACAGTAGCCATTTCTGCTCTTGTCATTGTTTCATTAGGTTCAAATTCAGTATCAGTTCTGCCTTGCATGATATTACTTAAATACGCATGCTTAATGGCGTTATAATACCAATCGTCTTCATTAACATCTTCAAAAGGTAACTTAGTTTCTTCATTAATTAGCATATATGCTTCCTCCAAATCTGTTTTATATTTACTGCAATATCCATTATTTCCCCAGTCTGTTCCCCAAGAATTTTTAATTCTATAAGTATTTTTCTCATCATTCCATCCTACAATAAGAACGCAATGTCTTTCTCCAAATCCTTGTCCGTAAACAGCAACAACTGGTATTCTATATTCTGTAAGAATATATTTAATAGCTAAATCTCTATTTTTAAAGTCATTTGGTAATATTAAATAACTTTCAATAGCATACAATCGAGCCATTTCATCTAATTCATAATGTTTATTTGCTATATCTTGAATTTCTGGCATTTCTTTTACTATATTAAAATATTGTTTAGGAACTGCGCCTATGGATTTTAATTTAGCAAAACATTCTTGCGGAATCATACCTAGATACTTAGAACCCGCGTCTCTACATTTACCATAAATATAAGACTCAGAAATTTCTTCATATCCAAAATTTTCTTTGTTCAATATTTCATCTTTGATCTCTTCGCCATCATTTTTACTTAACACATCTCTTAGTAGTAATGCTTCAATAACTTGGCTAGTCGCGCATCCAACGCATTCCGCAATTGCACCTTGATTTTTACTAAAACCTGTTTCTGCGGCGTTTAGTTGAAATTTAATAGGATATATTTTATCTTTATAATCTGCTACTGCTTGATCAAATTGATAAGACTGAACATTGGTTATTCCTTTTGCTATGCCTGTAGCATTAGACATTTAGTAATTCCACCTTTCCACTTTGTAAACTTTTTTGAATATCTATAATTCTTTGGTTGCGGCTTCCTCTGAAAGGAAGAGTAATATCTCGTTGTTCTGCTATATATTTACCATCTACTAATACATCACAATATTTTATAATTTCAAATCTATCTTTATCTTCTATAATTTCTTCCCAAGTATATCCACTATAAATCCAAATATCTTTTGTAGGAAATGCTCCTATGATTGTTCCTACTAATTTTTTCATTTCTTTTAAATTCTTCTGATATAATGGATCTCCTCCTGAAAATGTAATACCTTTAATATATTCATTTTTTAACTCTTTAAATAAATCTGCCTGATTTTGTATATCAAATTTTTTACCACTTTTACAATCCCAAGTTTCAGGATTGTGACATCCTTCGCATTTATGAGAACAGCCAGAGAGCCAGAGAACTACTCTGACTCCTAGACCATTAACAACACTTGCTTTTGTTATTTTATGAAAATTCATTCGTGTTTCACTCTCATTTCTGTTTCTTGAATTTTACCTTTATTAAAAGCAGTTTTATAGTTTCCTGTAAGATATCCAGTAACTCGTCTTAATTGTTGAATATTTTCACTACCACAAATAGGACATTTATTATTAAATTCTCCCGAATATCCGCAATCTAAACAATTATCATTAGGTACATTAATAGCAAAATATGGGATATCTTTTTCCATAGCATATTTTACTATTGTTTCTAATGCTTCTATGTTATGCATTACTCCGCCTTCAAGTTCAACATAAGTAATACAACCTGCGGAACTATATCCTGTTAATTGAGATTCAATATCTATCTTTTCAAATGGTGTCATTGATTTCCACACTGGCACGTGAATACTATTAGTGAAATATTCCTTATCACTAACATTTTCTATAATTCCCCATTTATCTTTAAACTTTTTCATTGCTGTGTGACATAATGTTTCTGCGGGAGTGTAATATACACCAAAGTTAAGTTTGTATTTTTCTTTAAAATTCTTACATAGGTGTGCGAATAGAGATTCGATGCGTTTCGCTACTTTCATTCCATCTTCTGTTGTATGATCTGTACCTATGAGAATTTGTAATGCTTCAGCTAATCCGAGTTGTCCCACCGCCAAAGTTCCATGCGATAGTGCACTTCTAATATCTTTACCATCATATCCTGCCATAGTATTATTCTCATACATAAACTTAGCTGAATTTGATGACTGCGCGCATATCCAATTAAATCTTTCTATTAACTGATCTTTAGCTTCGTGAATTTTAATATTTAATAAAGCTAAAAATGTATCTACTATATCTTCATTATTATTCGCATCTTCTTCATAAGTTTGTTTAGCTAACATAGCTAATTCTGGAAGAATAATAGTTACTGGACAAATATTACCTCTCCCATCTTTTCTTTGCTTTAATCCGTTTATATCCCAACCATTCGCTGTGCGACACGTGTTATCCCATGTTCCCATGGGCACTGACTATATCTTCTATCTTTCGATAGTCTTCCGCTTCGAGTGAGTGCCTATCTCTCACCCTACTCCCTTACATTCATCAGGGATAGTCGATACACCTTATTCATTACAATATTCACATTATTATCTCCTTAATGCGAATATTGTAATGAATCTTGGCACGGTCTCATCTGTTCTAGACCTAACCGTTAGCCTATTTTTTAAAATAGACACCTGAGGGCGCAGTTCAAAAGATTTTAAATGAGCTAAGTTACGAAGCTAAACCCATTGTTGACATATAAGTACAAGGATCATTTTTATCATATCCAGCATTTCCACTCCAATCTATATTAACATAATTAGGATACAATCTTCTACTTGTACATTTCAATGCTAATTGAAATAAATCATAATTAGGATCTTCTGGTTCTAGATTAATACCTTTTCCTACTTGAAATATCACACAAGGAAATACCGATGTTCTTCCCACTTTTCCTGTTCCTTTTAATAATCCATTTAGTAATGCTTCTGATACAAGCCTGCCTTCTAAAAGAGTACAAGTACCAAAGTTTACAGAAGTAAAAGGTAACTGATTTCCGCTCCTGCTTTGTAATGTATTACATTTATATTCACATAAAATCGCGAGTTTTATGCAGTTCTCTTATGAACTTCTTTATGTTACCATAAAGATTAGACTATATCTTCACCCTCTTTCGAGGGGGCTATCATTTCGAGTCGCTTGACCCTACTCTCCGTTTTATGGAGATAGTCGTTAGGCATTTATTGTATCATCATAATATTTTAAATGGTATCCTTTAAGAGTTTTACCTCTTCCTTTACATAATTTACTAATACTTGTAGAATGATACAAATTTAGCACGGGATTGTCTTGATGCTTTCAAGAGTTTCCCCGTTTAGATAGCTATGTTCTTAATATTACTATTAAGTCGCCCTAATTATTTAAGGTTATGATACATTCCTTCAACCGCCTGATTCAATTCTTTAGTCGTCATATCCATAGCATATTTGTAAGCCTTAGAAGAGTATATCTTATAGTCTTCATCATCAATAGATAACTCAGAATGGAAAGAATAATCAAATTCTAAAGCATCAATATATTTAACCCCATCTTTATAATGTTTATAAAAACTTTTTCTTACATACGGAATCATAGTCCAATCTAAATGTGTTGCGCTACATCCCACGCACTCTCATAACTTTCGTAACGAGCCTGACTATATCTTCATCTTCTTTTAAAGAAGAGCCTCCTTTTTCGCTTTCGCTACATAAATAGTCGATGAACATTACTCTTCATAATACCAATAACAATTTTTAAAAACTTCTTTTCTTTCAATTACTTGAGGAATTTTTCTTCCATCTCTATATCCTAATACTTGTCTAGAAGCTTCAGATACAGATGAATAATGAATTTCTTCTTGAGTTACTATGTCAACACAATATACTTTTTTATTATTATGTCTAGCCTTTTTACAATTATCAATATGAGATACTAATTCTAAATTATTTAAATTATTATTACTTGGATCACTATCAATATGATTAATTTTCATTGTATCGGGTATTGCTCCGTTAAAAGCTTCCCAAACTACTCGATGAACTTGAAAATGTTTATTTAATCCATAATGTAAAGATACTCTATAATAATTCCCAGATTTCTCAAAACTTAATTCAATATTTTTATCTAAATTATAAATTTTTCCCTCTTTAGAGGCATAATAAGGTGAATTTCTAAATTGTTTTAAATTTTCAATATCAATTTCTTCTTGATTAATCTTTATTAAATTAAAACACTTTATTTCTCTTTTGTGAATTTGACTATGTTCACTAGAAGATATCCATTCTAAATTATACATATTGTTGTTTAATTTATTTTTATCTTTATGATGAACAATTTCAAAATTATTCTCATTTGGAATAAAATATTCTGCAACTAATCTATGAGTATATAAAGTGTATTGTTTTCCTTTGAAGTATACATTATAGAAATGATATCCTTTATTTATTCCGCCTTTGAGCCAATTTTTAGTATTTTCATTTCTCATTCTACCATTAGAATCAATCCAATATGGAGTTTCTTTGTTATTTAATATTATTCTTTTTTCCATTTCATAATCTCTCCTTTCACTAAAGGATATTATGAAGAGTCTTTGCTGCTGATTACCCAATCTTTATAATTTTTAGAACTTTCACGCCTAGCTTGACACTTACGTTGTAGTTTATAAAGCTCTAAGGGCGTCCCAGCAATTTAAGAGGTTTTAATTCGGCAGATATTTTAACCGAACTGTTGAAGAGACTGTAATTGAAAAATTACTGCTAACAATTGAAATGCTGTATTAATACTATTAGCAGGGCGCACATCAGTTTGCCGAGTATTAAATCCATTAGCTAACAAATCATCAAATGGAATAGATAGACAATTATGACTTCCTAAAGCATAACTATCTAAATCATGAGTATAGATTAAATTGTTTTCGTGATTTTCTTTAGCAATTTTACTCATTAAATAATTTAAAGCATAATTTTTTGTCATATAACTTGCGGCTTCGCCAAGTCTTCCACCAAAGCTATTTTCATCAACATTAGCATTTTGATTTTGTACATCTTTAGCTTCTAGTTTTGTTTTGATACCTTCTAAGAAATCCGCGCTCATACCTCTGGACACTTCTTTTTTATATCTGTATCTAATATACTCTTTAGCTAATTCATAGTCATAAGCACAAACAGTTTCTTCAACTAAATCTTGAATATTCTCTACAGATATATCTTTATTGTACTTTTGTATAATTTCATGCACTTCATCTGCATAATCTGCAGCTTTTTCATCATTACCATAAGTATCAATCATTGCTCTTGATATAGCAGAATATATTTTATCATAATTATAATCTACCATATCTCCATTTCGTTTAATTACCTTCATTAATTTTCCTCCTTAAAAAGTAATACTTCATTATATATATTTTTTCTAAAGTAAAAATTTAATTAAATTGTCCCACATCATTCGAGACCTTCATTCTCAATGATATATCTTATACATCCTTCAAATTCGTTATCATTATCGTTATGTAATTCAATAAAAGGAATATTTTCTAAATTCCAACTTGAAAAATCTTTATTATCAGTTCCGTAGCGCCTTATGATTTCTTCAATATTAGGATTATCTTCTCTACATAACTGTCTAAGTAATCTATTTTTATCAGAAGCTGTGATATAATATACAGTAACATCTAAATCCTGATCGTCTAATAGATAACCAATGCCCTCAGGATTAAATACTCCTATATTAGATATATCTTCTTTTAAATCTTTTTTTAAAGTTCCATATATCCAATCGTTAAATACAGTATATTCATAAAGCTCTTCATTTAAGATTTTCTCTTTCATTTCTTCATTTGTTAGAAAATGATAATGAATATTATTTATCTCATTTTCGCGGCGCGGGCGCGTAGTACATGAAATAATAAGATGAATATCATTCACCCTATTAATTATCTCTTTAACTATTGTATCTTTACCACTCGCACTTTTTCCCATTATTGCTATTAGTTTTTTCATACTATTCTCTCTCTCCTATTACTTCAATTTCTCCATATTTATTTATTGATGTTATTTTATATAATTGATGACCTATTGTATGATTATATTTCTTTACAACAAAATCATCTCCTCTTCTAATTCCTTTTATAATTAACATACTTCCTCTTGAGAACCAACTTTTATCTGTGACTTTCTTTTTTCCATCTACTTTTTCTGAGAGCTGTTTATCAAATAATGAAAAGTGTTCTTTTCTAAATTTAACCGTAATAACACCATCCATCGTTAATAGATGTATAGTACTTTTTACTTTATCTTTAGCTATACAAGTTCCCGCAATTGTATGTATATTATAAATTGGAATTGTAATTCCTTTTCTTTCTATAGTATAATCGACATCAGGGATCTCATCTAAATCATTCCAATTATCTATTCCATATCTTTCTTTATCTAAATTCTTTAATTCGTGTTCATGATAATAGAAGCACAACGAGTCCATTTCCCATTTAGATAAAGTACCTTCCGCATTCTTCTTCCAACTTTCTTGAAAAGCACCAAAGTTTAAATTAAATAATATCTCATCTTTATTTTCTTTAAGATATTCTCTTACAGGATTCATTTCTGATTGATAAATTTTATCCCATACTTTAAATCCAATAGTCCAATTAGGCATTTGATAAATTAAATTATTCATATCATGATACTTTTGATAAAATTCATAAGCTCTATTATCTAAAATATAATTTTCTTCTCCGTTAGGATTTTTACATTTAGATTTTAAATATCTATTAAATTCATAAATACTCTTTTCTCTTTGTAGTTCTCTTGGAACTAAATCATTTTTTATTAGAGTAGGAAAGTTAGTTAATGTTAATGACTTTTTTAAATCTGAAGATATATATAAATAATATCCCATTATTTTTTTTCTATCTCCAAATCTATCAAATGCCCCACTTTTAATTAAAGATACCATAGCAGTCTTAGAGATATTAACTTTATTCATAAAATCCCAAAAACTATTATATGGACGATTTGCTATAATAGTATCTATAACATCATCCCCTACTTTAACCAATCCCTTAAGTCCATAAAATATTTTATTATTCTCAGGATCTGGAGAGAAGAGTCTTTCTGATTTATTGATATCAACAAGACTTATTTTAATACCATTACTATTAATAGCACCAATAGCTTTAGCGATCTTTGCATAATCACTAGAAGATGTTTTCTTAATCTTTCCACTTCTATCTGGTAGATCTATGTAAGTGCAATCTTCGTCCTCCTCTTCATATATATCTACTAATTGTTCATTTGAATAGTCAACCGCGGAGCCGCTATTTACTATCAAACAAGCTGTGTTCCAAAATATAGGATTAAAACTTGTAGCTAATTTTAAAGTTTGAATGGCAACAAATGAATATGGAAGAGAATGATTAGTTGAGAACGCATATCCTAAACTTGGTCTAATAGCTATATCCCAAAAATATTGAGCAAATCTTTTATCATCCATTTTATCAAATACAGAATTTTTTAATTCAGGGATTCTATTCATCTGTTTCTTAGCTACTATTTTTCTTGCATCATTAGCTTCAGCTAAAGTAAAATTAGCAATATCCATTAACATTTCCATCATTTGTTCTTGAGTTGGAACACATCCAAATGTCTCGTCACAATAACTATGCATTTTCAATCTTTGTTTATCATTAAGTTTCTTTTTTATCATCTCTTGTTCAAATTCTAAAATACCATTATTTTGTATCCTATAATATCTATCTTGCATAGACTCTTGTCCTTTTTCAGACATAAGACGCATTATAGCATTACAAGATGTTAATTCCAAAGGAGAAGAAGGTTTTAATTTTTTTGCTATAGCTAATCCAACTCCTGAGTTAAATTGAAACACATCTAGTACTTCTCCTTCTTGTATCGCTCTCCATATCTTCGGATCTTTAATATCAATATTCTGCGGATGGATATAAATATTATATAATTCTCTAATATTTTTCCCATATACTAATTTATGTCTTTTTAATTCTTCTAAACAAATTCGTAGTTTAGTTGTTGTTTCAGTTACAAGAAAATCATATTTAATATCTCCTGCCCATTCAGCATCATGAAGATCATATTGAGTTACTAAAGTGCCACTTGGAGATCTCATAAGAGCTGCTGTTTCAAAAATATGATTATCATAAAGAATAACACCTGATGCGTGTTCTCCTCTTTTATTGATTAATCCTTCAATACCAGATATAATTGTCTCCAGCCCAGGATACTCTTTTAATTTCTTAACAAATTCTTTTACAGGTTTTCTATCTTTTTCAACATTACCGTTAATAATTTCATTTACTGTCCAAGTTATTCCTCTTTCAATAGGAACTAAAGAAGATAAATACTGAGCTTCATCTACATCTATTCCATCAGGATAATCTTCTGATCGATAAGCTCTACAAGCAGTTAAAATTGCGGACTTAGTTCCTTCAGTACCATATGTGCATACTTGAAGCAATCCTAATTCTCCTCTTTTTTCTCTTATCTTTTCAAATATCAGCGGACGGATCGTTGGATCAAGGTCTATGTCTACATCGGGCAATTCAAATCTTGACTTATTTAAAAATCTCCACGACTTTAAATTCCATTGAATAGGATCTAATTGAGTTATTCCTAAAAGATAATTAGATAAAAATCCTGTTGCTGAACCTCTACCTGGACCTACGATACTGCCGCATTCCCAAAATAAATCAATATAACTTTTAAGCGTATTAAAATAAGCGAATAATGATACATCTAATTTAATTTCTTCATCTATTGTAAGTATAATATCCGCTTCGTTATCTAATTGTTTCAAATATTCATCTGTAAGGAGTTTCTTTTCAACCAATCCTTTATATGTTTCATACGCCCAAGCGCGCTTTTGGTTATCTTTAGATTTAAATAATTGTGAGTAATGAGGATACTTTTCTTCATTAATTTTAATTTCTTCTTTATTAAAATAATTAGCTAATGGTGCAATTGGAATCCTCTGTTTCTTATTTAAATTAAAGAAAGTTATTTTCTCATAAATCTCTTCAGAATTTTTTACTAAAATAGAATATAAATTTTCAAGTGATGTTTTTGATAAATTTTTCTTAATCTCGTCTTCAGTTTGAAGATAAGCATATTTATAAAAAGAATCAACTTCTCTTTCGTCTTCTTTAGATCTAAGATAAGTTTCGTGAATGAATCTATCTTCTTCATTCAAATAATGAGCATCAGTACCAATTACCATTTTGATGTCAAAACTTTTCGCTATAGATATCATTCTTTCATTAACTCTAATCTGTTCATTTGATCTGCCAGGCGCGCACTCTATATAAAAATCATCTTTAAAAACATTTTTCATATCTGTGAGAAAAGTATAAATATCTTTCTTTATTCTATTTATATTTTCTGTATCGTCTAATTCTTCTACTTTAGTTAAATTTAAAACCATAGTAGATAATTCTCCACCAAGACACGCACTAGTTGCTATTAGATGTCCAGGGTTCTTATTTACTATTGCAAATAATTCCTTTTTAAGAGTTGGAACTCTTGTTGCTCCTCTTTCTTTATAACTATAATACCAAGCGTTTGAGGATAATCTTTTAATTTGTTCATACCCTATTTCATCTTTTGCTATAAGGATAAAATGATAATATTTTCTATTATTTTCTCTTTCATCAACTAAATATATTTCATTTCCTAAAGCTAATTTAAACCCTTCTTCATTTAGATCTTTTGCAAGTTTATTTGCAATAATATGTCCGCCTAATATTTCATGGTCAGTTATCGCAATTCCGCACAAGCCATTATCTTTAGCTTTTTGAATTAATTTAGGAATTTTATTGATACTATCAAGTGTTCGTATGTTACTATATTCTGTATGCGAATGTACCTCAAATCTACTCAAAATATCAATCCTTTCTTTACTTAGTTACTATATTAATTATATCATAATTTTTATTATAAGTCAAATTGTTATTGAGAATATAGAATCTGTATCTTTATCATATGGAATACAAAATTCTTCATCTGAAGAAATCACATATTTATCTATGTCTAAATCTTTTTGAATATTATTCTTTACAATTTTCGCATTAAAAAATACTCTTTTTATAATTTCTCCATCTTCAATAATGCAATAGCCTCTAGGAGAAATACCTGTATTTTGTTTCATTCTTTTTGAATAAATAATACTCATATTTAATGATGGAATTTCATCAATTTCATAGCAAATAGGAGTTGTATTTATTTCATCAATTTCTTTTGGAGAATAATAAAAAACCATATTTGTCATTTATTTACACCTCTTTATTTCTTTATTATAACGCATTTATCAATAGCTCTAGTTACTGCTGTATATAACCATCTTTGATGTTCTTCTTTATTAAATGGAAACTTTTCTTCTACTACTAAGACTTTATCAAACTGAGAACCCTGAGCCTTATGTACTGTAATTGCATATCCATATAAAAAATCTAAAAATTCAATACTTAAATCTTTATTTCTTTTTAATTTGTCCATTTGTCTATCTGTTAAAGTGTGTTGTTCTTGTGCAATCATTTTAGGATCTATGATAAGACCTTGATATTCATCATTTGTATCATTTAAAAATCCCATATAAGCACAAGGAACTCTACCTCCACATTCTATTGGAAGATTAAGAATATCTTTTTGATAATTGGTTATTGTTCCTATCATACCATTAATTAGAGGATTTTCAAAACTCCAGTAATTGTGGGCGCAAATTATCTTATCTCCAACTTCTGGACTAGAACCTCTTCCTGCGAGTTCACGCATTCTATTATTAATAGTCATTCTTGTTTTATTAGTAGCTGTAAGTATTTGATCTGCCCATTGTAACATACCGTCAGATAGAAAATTTTTATCAAATATCTGCACTTCTTTTCCTTTGAATGGATACAATTCCCTACCCTCTCTAATGTCCATACTTACTCTTATAATTTCAGATTCTTTTGCTTGTCTCATTATTTCATCCAAAAATACATGAGGTTTATCTAGTAAATGATTATTACTATCTGCGGATATAGGTGGAAGCTGGAATGGATCTCCAAGAAAAATGATATAAGAATCATAAGTCATCAAATCCTCAATAATCTTCTTCGGAACCATAGATACCTCATCGACTACAATAATTTTATAATCGGGTCTCATTCTTTTAGGTTTCACAGAAAAATGATATTTACCTTTTTTATCTTTATAGGCAAAATATAATAATTTATGTAAAGTTTGAGAATTTTTATTTCCGTTGTTTCTTAATACTAATGATGCCTTGCCTGTGAAAGTAGCAAATCCAACCTGACTCTCCCGCACATTAAGAGCATCTATGATAAACTTAACCAATGTACTTTTCCCAGATCCTGCATATCCAGATATTACAGTATACTTTTCTCCTCGTTTATATCTTTCAAGAGCTATTTTCAATCCTTCTTCTTGTTTCTTAGTTAATTCCATAACCATTTTCTCCTTAATTATTTTATATAATTATTATATCATAAAAAATAAAATAAAACAAATAGAGTATCTCAAAAGAGATACCCTATATCATTAATTAAATTTAGCCCATTTCTGCTGCATATGGTTTTTTACCATACCAGACCAATTTGTTCCATCTTGGCAATATTTTTTACCAATACTTTCAATAGTAGATCTATTGTATTTTACTATTAAACTACCAAAATAATCAATAGATGCAGCTGTTGATTTAAAGGTCTTGCCAGGTCCTATACCAAATGGATTATTCTTTTTTCTTGCGGCGGAACTTTTACCATTGCCCGATTCATGACAAGCCACTCCAACGGCAAACATTGCATTTACGCCATACTTGTTTTCCATATCATAAAATGCCTGTCCTTGTCCTTCTAAAGTTCCTAATCCAGATAAGATTTCATTTAATTGTTTTACTGAAAGATTTGATTTAGTAAAAGGATTGTATGAGAAGACAGGAAGGGGGGCTTTTTCATATTCCTCATAAGTATTACAATAAATACCATGAGCCATATATCCCTCTTTTTCTTCTGGAATTATTACTCGTGGACTTCCGTCTATTAAACTATATATAGTAATAGGTTGATTCGGTGACCAACTGTATGTAATATATAATTCAACTTCACTTTTCATAATCTTCATTGTTCTTCCGTCTGCGGCATAGACTTGAACAGTATTATCAATAGCCTCTTGTTGAGTTTCAAACCATAATTCAGTATTTAAATACTCCTCTTTCTCTGATAGTAGTATAGTCTTAGGTTCTCCTTCTAATCCATATACTACTATTTCTTCTGCTTTACTTATAATCTCACTGCTAAAACCTGAGCAGCAAATCACTATCCCTGTGATAATCATAGTCATAATTACTTTCTTAAGCATCTAATCGCGCTTCCTCTCTTATTATTATTAAATAATAAGCCGTTGTTGTGCTTTTAGAAATAATAAGATTGTTCTCCCACTATTTCATAACTGTCGATAATTATTTGAGCTGTTGTTTTGCCATAAAAAACGTTCCGATTACATTTTCCAACAACATTAATTTTTACACAACCTGTAGAGAGCAATGATTCATATTCCTCTCTTGACGACTTAAATCGAATCAAGTTGCAACCACTCGGTAAAACAATTTTTAATGTTGGTTTTTTGTCTGGACTCATAAGTGTTAAATTGTCTTTAGTTACAGTAATATTCTCAATAGCTATATAAGACTCTTCTATGCCAGTGCCATATAAAGATTTTAATGTACTTATATCTAAAACAAGATCTTGCGGACAGTCCTTTTGTAAGATGAAATCTACATTATAACAAGAGTCAAAAGTAGTATCTTGCAACTGTTGATTAGAATAGTCATTAAATTTTTCAAGATTACTTGGTTCAATTTCTATTCCAAATGCTTGAGCATGACCTTGAGCTAAAGAAAAATATCCAGAATCATTACAAAAACTTTTTAAATCGTTAAATTCTGATTGTCCTACTCCACGCGCGGATCCGCTGTATTTAGTATTTCCCTCAGAATCTACACTTGCCCTAAATAATAATACAGGTTTTTTATATTTAGCCATTAATTGATTGGCTATCAATCCAGTCAGATTCTTATCCAAATCTTCTTCTGGCATAACTACTGTAAGTATTTTATTGTTATTTAAATTAGTTTCTTCAATCTTCTCCTCGATTCGTTTCAAGCTAGCATCTCTTGCACGGGCTTGTTTATTCTTAATATTTGTGCAATTTCTGCAAGCCTGCTCTACTAAAGGCTCTAGAGAATCAGATGTTCCTCTTTTATTAGATTTTATTTCTGTATATGCTTTAAAATCTAACATAGCCTCAAATAGAGTTTGCTTTTCAGATTCTGAACCAATTCTAATCGTAGCATTTATATAAGGCGTAATATAAAATGCAATTCCTAAAGGTGTCAATTGATCTCCTATAGAATAATTGTTTTGTTCTCGTATCTTTGAGATAAAGGGATTTCTTAAATGTGAAATTCCTTGTTCAATAAGAAAATGAGTTTCAAAATCTTTTAAGCTGACCATATCGCCAACCATTCCAACTGCCGCTAAATCTAAAAATAAATTAGCATTATTTATTCCTAATTTTTTATCAAGAGCTTGACAGAATTTATACACCATACCCGCTCCTGATAGAGATTTAGTTGGATAATCACATAATTGATTATTAATGATACAAGCATCAGATGAAACATATTCAGCTTCGTGATGATCTATAATCAATACTTTTATTCCTTTTTCTTTAAGAATTTTATGTTGTTCATAATCATTACTTGCGGAATCAGGATATACAGCTAGATATATATCTTCAGGTACAGATTCAAGGATAATACCATGAGTCTTATCTGGATTGATACTATATCTTATGTGATTTAAAGCATATTCTTTATTATACGTATAGATATAATTAATTAAGATGGCAGCAGAAGTAAAACCATCCGCGTCTACATCTGGTACAATAAACATATTCTTTTCGTTGACAATACAATCTATTAATATATTAACTCCCTCTTCAATATTATTAATTAAAAAAGGATCTAATACATCTAACTCAGTAACATTTAAGTAATGATTTATTTCTTCTTCTGAGGTAAATCCTCTATTCTTCATTACTTTTACAATAGGATTATGATATTCCCAGTCTTCTACTGGATTCAATAATTTATATCTCATATACTCTTTATCCTTTCATCCAATAATTGTAAAAATATTTCTTTTCCACAATCAATTGGAGAGTCTTTATATTTAGTAATCATATTTTTATCAAAAATAAACGATATTTTAAATTCCTTACTGTATCTATTATACAGTCTAATAATTTTTTCTTTAAGTCTTTTAAATTCTAAATCTCCTATTTCTTGAAATTGTCTATCAAAAGCAATAATAATTTCTTCAGCTCCACATTCTCTAAGAAGGGAAATTTGATAATCTGTTATCGAACTGCCGCAGCATGCGACAGATATATCATTCTCAAATAAACTCTGCATTTTAAGAGTACTCTTTTCTCCTTCAAAAATAACTGCGGTTTTACATTTAGAAATATCTCTTTTAGAATTATTTAAATTATATAAATTCAATCCCAACGGATGATTATATAACTGTTTATTTATATACAATGGTCGATATTTACCATATAAATCACATTCATCAATAATTCTTCCCCTAATTCCAATCAATCTATTATTCATATCATAATGAGGTATTGTGATTTGTCTATCTCCAAGATAAAAACCTATTTTATTTTTCTTTATTACATCTTTATCAATACCTTCATTTTCCCATAATGTTATTCTACTATATATAAATCTATCTAATATATCTTTACTATATACGGGAAGAATTATATTTTTATCTGTCTTTTCATATTCTTCTTTTTTCTTTTGAATATTTTCATAATTTTTAAATGGATTTGATGTTTTTATAGGATTTATATTTTCATTTACTTCTAAACCAAAATAGCTTGTAATATAATATAAACTTTCTATAAAATCATAATCAAAAATTTTTGAAATTAAAGTAAATATATCAAAGCTACCACATTCAGTATAGCAATGAAAAAGTTTATTATTATCATAATAATATAATTTGTGACTTTCCCCTTCGTGACATATAGTTTTACAAATTATAGTATCATTTTTTAAACGAGGTTCTGCATTTATTTTTTCTAATAAATCATACATTTCATTTAAAGCTATACTATTTTTAATTTCTTCTGCAGTCATATATTACTCCTTAACTTCAATTTTAACATTGTTAATTTTTATCATATCATAAGACCAATCTGTTGCAAATATAGGATTTACTCTACAAGTACCTAAATCACTATAACACCATAAATATATTCCTTTATATTTACCTCTTCTATTTTTATAAACCGATATTTTTTGATTAGGTCTTTCTGCAAAATTATCTAAAACACCTTCAAGGGCTTTTAAGTCATCTTTAGTTACAGGAAGTGTTATAGCACCATAATCTATTTTATCTGCTATAGCTTTTGAACCTCTTAATAAATTTTGATCTGGAGTGTTACAATCTTTCCAATCGGCAGATAACTGTGTAGAAGACAATAAAAAAATACCATAAAGATTACATAAATCTTTAAGTTTAGTTGATAACATAAATAATATATTATCTTCTCTTAATTTTACTCCTCCACTGCGTTTAGTAATTTCTTCTAAAATTTTCATTGATGTATGAATATAATCGTGAACTACATATTGTACTTTATGTTCTCTAATTTCAGAACGAATAGTGTTCTCAATATCTCTAATGGAGAAATCTGGAAGAGTTGTTATATATAATGGACTATCTGATATTATCTCTGCCGCCCGCGCAATTCTTTCTTCTTCTCCTTCTTCATATCTTCCGTTAAGAATATGTTCTTCATTTACATTAGATAGAAATGCTAACATCATTGTTTGCACTTCTTCTAGTTCTAATTCTGTTGATATGAATAATGTAGGGTTTTTTGTTCCATTTTTTATCCAACCAAACTGCGGATCGTAGATATGATCACAAGCAAAGAAACAGGCGTCCGCTATATTCGTTCTACTTTTACCATAACCAGAAGGAGCTGATCTAAGATAAAATTTCTTTAATCTAGCTCCTCTTGTTACTGTATTAATTAAATTGCCATACATTGGAATACCAACTTCTGGAGTGGCTTTAAACTTTTCAATTAAATTAAATATATCACTACCAGCTTGATTTGTTTCACTAAAATCTTCTGATGTATATTTTTGTCGAATAGATAATATTTTATTATCTATTTCATCTGCAATTTCTTCAAGAGTATGATTATCTAACCAATTTTCTTGACGCTCTTTTTTAGCTATATCCATAATATTATTTGGATCGTAGATAAAAGACATATCCATTCCTATTTTATCATATCCTCTTAATAATGTCATTTTCTTTAATCTATTATAATAAAAATTAAACGCATCGACTTGTGCGTTATCTTTAGCTTTTAAAAAGAACTCTTCACCATTATTTTGTTGGAATATAGCTTCAGAACGAGGTCGAGCTTGAAGATAATCTTCAACTGCTTCTAATGTTATATTCTTAGTTCCACCTCCAAATAATCTATAAATTGTACCAAATACTATTTGATGAAATTCATTAGGAAAATCATCATCAATAAACCAATATTTATCTGTTTGATTCATTAATGAAGGAGTATTTATTAATGTTCCTATTATTTGAACAGTAGCATTTATATCAATATACTTTTCCATTTCATCTCTCCTTATCTAATATACTAAATCTATTTGAATATTTAGGTTTTAATTTTGGTGGAGATATTGTAATTACTATTTCTTCTTGAGGTTCTATATCAAAATTAATTTGACTATGTCTTTCTTTTATTTCGCTAATATTTTTATAATAATTACAAGCATCTGTGTATATATATGGTACAATACCTATTCCTCCATAGGCTTTATCTGGAGAGTTCTCTTTAACTTCATACCAATATTTTAACGCATTTAAAATACCATTATAGGTATATCCATTCTCTTGAATAAAAGTTTTTATTTGCTTTTCAATTCTATTTTTAGAAAAACTTTCTTTTAAAATAGTTTGAGCGTACGAAAGAATAGCATTATATGATAGCTCATCTGTAACTATTTCTGGCTCTTTCTTTTGAACACATTTTTCGTGCGCCCATCGATTAGAACTAGTTTGAATACAGGGTTTTGTGTCTCTATCAAATTTGATGCCACAAACTGAACACTTCACATAATGCATATTCTCACACTCCTTGTAAATTTTATTATATCATAATTTTTTTAATTATTCAATCTTTCAATTATTGTTTCAAGTTCTATATTAATTAAATTAACTTGATCAACTTGTTGACTAGAACAATCCATTACTTTCTTTCCAACTCCAAGATATTTATTAACAATATTAGGAATTTCTTTTCCATAACTATCTGCGTCTATTGCCATCAATTTTGAAACAAGAATATTGAATTTATCTAATTCATCTTGAAATGATAATTGAGTATCTTCAATCATATGATTTGTACTTCTCTTATCAGTAACAAATGCATTATCATATTCTGCGGCTTCCTTGTCGATGGCATCCGCAATTGCATTAACTAAAGCATCATAAGAAAAATCAATATAATCTGGTGTATATTTAAATCTTGATCCTGCCATAAATCTTGAATTATCTCTTAAAAATAATTTAGTTACGCTCTTTTTATCTTCAGTTTCTACTACCCTTGAATATCCAATAATATCACAAGTTCTTTCGCATACCAATCTTCCTCTTTTTTCAATTGTAGGAATGATTTTTGTGTATTCTTTACCTTCAGGATCGACAAATGTCTTTTCCGCAGAGTGACTAATTAAAATACATCCATATCCTAATTTTAAAATTTCTCTAATTGTTTCATCAAACTCTTTCATAATCATGCCATATCCTTGACCATATGGAATATCTCCAACTTTCATACATCCATTTTGATCGCAGATATATTTAGTAACACATTCATATGCTAAGTCCGCAGTATCAATAATAACATTATAAAACATTTCTTTTACTTGCGGATCTGCCAATTCTCGAAGTGTATTTTTCATTTCTCTCCAAGATTTCATAGGCTTCGCCATAACTCCTGGCAGCGCGTTATAACCCATTTCAAAAGCTAAAATCAAAGATTTAGGAAAATGTGAAGCTGTTGTTGTTTTACCGCTTTTAGGAGCGCCATATAATAAAATACTATATCCTCTCAAATCTTTAGATACTATGTGTGGTTGTAAATCTAACAATGAATTTCCCATATAAACTCTCCTTTTTTTTAATCATAATATAAATGAGAGAATGATTGCTCATTCTCTCTTAATTTATCTATTAGAAATTAAAATCATCATTTGAAATATTCATAGTTGGTGCTGCTTTTGTTGTTGAAGCTGAAGCATTCTTCTTTGCTTCTCTATAAGCATCTCCATTAGCTTTAATTTCTGCAAGATACAATTCTCTATTTTTTAATAATGTTTGGAACTCTGATACTAAAATTGTATCTGGGCTATCCCAAGCGCCTTCTTCAGGACTTCCGCCATTAATAATAAATTCTTTCTTATAACTTACTTTCTCTTCTACTAAATCTTCACCAAAAGCATTCTCAGTTATAATCTCTTGCTTAAATACTGTGTTAATAGATTTTCCCCAAATATCAATTAAAATAGGTGAATTAGGTGAAATATCTTTAGCCATCCAATAATCTTGAGCTTGTTTACCATAAGCTACAAACGATACAGGAATAAGAGCATTCTTATAGCCAAATACATATCCTTTAAATTCCGTCTTAGGAATTTGATCAACATCTGTAGGATATTCAAATACATTACCAATTATCATTGAAACTTTAAATGAATTTTTCTTTTCCTTTGGATTATCAAAATCGATAGGGTTCTTTAGCTTATTTACAAAACCACCCTCATATCTTAGAGTACTCTTTAATTGACCACTTTCATCATAATACTCATTTACATTAAACATAACTCCGCTTGTTGATACATTATAGGCTTCATCAAAATTACTGCCCATAACTGTACAAGAAGGATTTTCTATAATCTCTTCAAAGAATTGATATGTCTTATTAGGCTTTCCGCTAGCAAATTCCGCTGTAACATATCTATAATAAATATCTACAGTGTTATTACCTTCTTTTTCTGTCAAGATTGATATTCTTCCTGAAATATATTCAATTCCTTTTTGTGATACTTTCTTTTCTAAATTATGACTGTACAATTTACCTTTTACTGAAATTTCGTGTAACATATTTCTCATATTATTCTTCCTCCAATTTTTCTAACTCTTCAACTACATTTACTTTCATACCTGTTTCAGAAATTGTATATACTGCGGGATGCTCAGCTATTTTAACTAAATAACCGTCATTTTCAAGTTTTCTACACCATCCAGATGTAACTCTTGATGACACTTCAAATACCTCTCCCATTTCTTTAGCCTTAATTTCTGCTTTAGGATTCTGCTGGAATAAACCAATTACTTTCAAGCCGCCTTCAGTAAACTTAGCTTTCTTTGGTGGTTCTGCAGCTTTCTTAAAATCCTCAAAATATTCTAATACAGATTGAGGAATTTCATCTTCATTTGCCTCAAAATAAGGCTCAACAATTTCTATAAATTGCTCTTTAAGTGACATATCAATACTCTCCTTATCTTTATTGTATAATTATTATATCATAATTTTTTTATAAAATCAATTATAGGTTTTTTACAAGACATTGCACCTTCAGGACAGTGACCTGTTACACAACCTGCTCCTGCGTTTTCAAATAATTTAGGGGAAACTTCCTTGCATAATTTTAACATTTGAATTGCTAATTCTCTAATCTCCCATTGCGCTCTATTGCAAGTTCTCAATTTAAAAAAGTTATATAAAGAGCGAACATTCATCGTACAAATTAATGATGTACTACAAGCATTTGGTAGTATATATCTTGCATCTTCTGCGGGAATACCATCTCTTATTAATTCACTATATACATCATTAATCTGTTGCATTAACTTATTATACTTTCCATAGCAATAATTTTCATTTTTAAGAATACTATCTGGTACTATAAAATTAAATCCATTTTCATTACAATATCTTTGAGATTTTTGAGAATATGAAGCTATTCTATGTCTAACTAATTGATGAGAACAAGCTCTAGATATTCCTTCTATACCGAAGGTAAATGTTACGTGTTCAAATGGACTTTCATGACCGAGAGAAACTAATTTATCAATAAATTTATTTAAACTCTCTTCTGTGAAATTAACCATAATCTCAGATATTTCTTTATTACTATAGCATAGGCGTGCGGCTGCTGCTATTGCTTTTTCTGGTTCTGGAGTATGTGCTAATAATATTACTTTCATTCTAAAATATGTCCTTTCTTAATTGAGTCTGAATATCCTTTTACTTTAGATGTTCTACTATAAATATAATCTTCAAGATTGTCAATATATATATTTTGATTTACTTCATCTTCAAGACTATAGTCAAAGTAGTGAATAAATAACATCTTAGAAGTATCAATATTATATTTAGCTGCGCGTGTTCGCATCTTATTCGGATCTTTACAAACAATAATTGCAGGTTTGTTTTCAGACGCAGCTAATAATAATCTTTTAGTTTTACCCGTCCCTGGTTGTCCTATGTACTTATTCATTTCATTAACCTCCAGCTTTCATATTATAGCCATAGCTATTTGTTTGAAATAATTCTATATAAAATTTTTCTCTTGAAGATAATTGCTCTTTGGGACATTTTTCTAATACTTCAAAAGTAAAATTCCATACTCCATCCTTAATCATTGCGGAATATAATTTATTAGTTATATTCTTATCGAGTCCCAATCCTCTTTTTACATGGGTTCTCCATCTATCTTTAAAATTAACGCATTGTCCTATGTATTGTTTATTATCTAATGTATTAGTAATCTTATAAATACCACTCGCTTCTGAGTTAATACCAACAACTCTACCTAACAAATCATTTAGATTATGTTCAAAATAGGTTTTATATATTAATTTTAACAACACATCAGGAGCATTTAATGTAGATGAAAAATCTAAAAGTTTTTGAATATCTTCTAAATCTTTCTCCTCTATATTAATTTTATAAAATCGAGATTGTTTTTCAATTTCTTCTTTTCTTTTTTCATTTTCTATAAGAGCTTCTAAGATTTGTTTCTTTTGATCGATTTGCTCCTTTATATTATCTAATTTATAATTATATTCTACACATTGAAGATCTATTTGATTTTTTTCATTATATAAATTATCAATGCGATCATCAAGATCTTCTATAGTTTCTTTCTTTTGTTTAATTCTATCTTCAAATGTTTCTATAATTTCATTTTGCCTTTTTAGATTTGTCCCATCTAATAAAGAAATAATAAAACAACAAAATCGTCTAATTAACTTTTTCATTCTTTTCCTCCAAGAGTTTAAGTGTGTTTATCATTTTATCTAATTCAAGCATCTTCTCACATCCATATTCATCGATAAAATCATTAACTAATTTATCTATAACTTGTTCATTCTCAGGATAATAATCTAAACTCTTTTCATAATACCATATTTGATTTGCGTATTCAGTTATTTTCATTTGAATATATCCTCCACTAAACAATCAAAATCATTTTTATCATCTCTAAACCCCTTAAAGATTCCGTGTCTAATTGTATATTCTTTTGAATCTAGAGACATACAGTCAACTCTGCATACTTTATTTATATATTTATCAGGTTCATCCGCAAATGCTTGTCTTAAATCATCAGTTAATCCTGAAGCTATTGTGCCTATTGATTTTAATGTACCATCAGGCATATATGCTCCTATTTCTATCGCAGTTTTCCAACCATAAAAATAACCTTTAGTAACAGGTATATCATCTTCCCAAAACTCCCAAGTATCTAATTCTTTACCTGTATACTCTTTTGTTGCATCACAAAAACCTATACATATTACATCTGCAGTATCGTGTTGTTTCATTTTAATAGTTGACCAAGCAGGACGCTTTTCTGGTGTATATTTATAATCTTTCTTTTTAAGAACTATACCTTCTTCTCCTGAGTTAAGAGTATTAATAGTTATTTCAGAGAGATTGTCAAGATATACTTCAGCCAATTCAATAAAATCATATTGGTCTAAATTAAAAGAATGATAAGTTTCTTTTAATATTTCATATCTTTCTAAAGCTCCTTTAGATGTCAAATCTTCTCCATTAAGTTCAATAATATCGTGAATATAATAATGTATTAATCCTTTTTCATTCTGTCTATCAATAGCTTTCTGCGGCAGACAGCCCATTATCGTAGTTACAGTTTTAGAAGTTCCATTAGGATAATAAACTTCTCCTACTATAATTGTATTAGTAGGTAAACAATTCAAAGCAGCCATAATATGCGGAACATTAGCAGATTTCTCAGTTAATACTCCTGTAGTTTTAGACTCCGTCTTTCCAAACAAATATGAATAATGTTCTGTTTTTTCAAATTCATACCAATATCCATCTTTTTTAATTTGACCAAAATATTCTCCACTTTCTGCTTTTTCTTCATACATATGCTCTTTTCCCTGTGGCAGTTTCCATACTTTCATTGCAGGTATCATTAATGCTTCTGGATAATATTCATCAATAGCTTCTCTAGTATACATATTATTTCCACCTTTCAATTATCTGGTCTAAAGTTACAGGTTTCCATTCATAAAATCCGCACCAGCAATTATAGAACTGACATTTTGAACAACTATCTCCTCGCTCATCTTTTTCAAGAATTTGTTGTTTAAAATCTTGTATCATTTCTTCTTCCCAAGTATTATGCAAATGTCCATATAGATGATAAATATTCCTATTCCAATCGGATTTATAAAAAATCATAGGATAATGTGACATAAGAATCTTTCGTCCATTGTCTGTAATTTCTTTATAATCTTTAATATCTGTAAAATACTTTTTTACCTTTGCGGTCATATGTCTTAAATCGTGATTGCCTAGTATCAAACATTTCGATCCATTTAGTCTATTAAGAATTTTAATCCATTCATCTTCTTTTGCCCAACAGAAATCTCCAAGAATATAGACTGTATCATTTTTGGAAACGACAGAGTTCCAATTATTAATTAGAATCTCTGTCATCTCCTCAATAGAATCGAAAGGTCTGTTATCAAATTTAATAACATTTGTATGTAGAAAATGCAAATCAGATATATAATAATTCACATCATCACTCCTTTCAACTTTCTATATATATTATATAATAAATTATTTAATAAAACAATTAATAGATTTTTAAATTTCATTAATTGTATTTGCTTTAGATGTTTTAATTAATATATTACCATTAGCAGTTCTTGTAGTTAAAGGAATATCTTTTATTTTAATGCATAAAGTATTATCTTCTCCTGAAATTAAAATATCTTTATTTTCATCTGTGATAATGCAAGTATCTGCTACTGGATTTTTAGCAATAATAACACCTTTTCCGCTTCTTTTTTGTAAAGGTATATCTTCAATTTTTATTCTATTACCCGTTCCATTATATTTAAGTATTGCTAATTGTCCTGCGGCATAGTGTAATCTTTTTACTACATCTCCTTCTTCTAGATTAATAGCTTTAACTCCACAAGTTGCTCTTCCTGTTGGATTAACATCTTTTAAGCTAAATTTTATTGCATATCCGCATTCAGTAGTTACAACAACATTTGCATCTTCGCCTACTATAACATCTACCAAATTATCATCTTCTTTTAATTTCAAAGCTACAATACCATTTTTCTTTTTAACATTTTTAAATTCAGTTAAGAATGTTTTCTTTATTAATCCTTTTTCTGTTATAAAGGTTATAAATAATTCCTCTTTATCGCATTTACATACTGCTTTAACAGATTGAGATGATGGTAGATTAATAAGACTATATAATGATGTTCCCGCACTTGTATTCTTAGTTTCGGGGATATCATTTACTAATAATTTATACGCTTTACCATCGGAAGTAAAAATTGAGATATTATCTAAAGTAGTTAAACTTTCAGTATAAAGAATTAAATCATCTTGTGACTTTGTTCCTTTTCTATTTCTAGATTGCGGTTTATATGTCTGTCTAGGTACTCGTTTAATATAACCTTTTTGAGTTACTACTACAACAACATCTTCTTTTTCTATTGCGGGTTTTTCTATTTTCTCTTTTTTAGTTTCAATATTAGTTATTTCAGTTCTTCTGTTGTCACCAAATCTATCTACAATATCTTTTAGTTTTAATCTTATAGTGTTTATTTGTAGATCTTTATTAGTCAATAGTAAAGATAATGATTCTATTTCTGATGATAATTGTTTCTGCTCTTCTTCAAGTTGGATTCTTTCCAATCCTGCTAATTTACCTAGCTTCATATCTACAATAGCTTTAGCTTGAGCTTCTGAGAATTTATATTTCTCTTTTAAATTATCTTTTGCCTTTGCGGCACTTTCACTCTTCTTTATTAAAGTGATAATATTATCAATATCTTCTAAACACTTTAACAATCCATCTACTATTTCTTTTCTATCTTTAGCTTTATCTAAATCAAATTGAGTTTCTCTCTTTAAGCAATCGATATTATGATTTAGATATATTTCAATACAATCTTTTAATCCTAATTCTGTAGGCACTTTATCTACTAAAGCTACTTGATTGTAAGAGAATGAAGTTTCTAATGATGTTTCTTTAAACAAAGATACAACAATAGATTCTGGATTTATTCCTTTTTCACATTCAATTACTATTCTTAAACCTTTTTTATTACTTTCATTGCGGATGTCCGCAATATTAATTAACTTTTCTTCTTCACAGAGTTTGCCTATATCATTAATCAATTCTTCTACTTTTATACCATATGGAACTTCATAGAATATAATATTTTGTTTCTCAATTTTATATTTACCTCTAATTTTTACAGAGCCTCTTCCTTTTGATATAATTTGAGGTAAATCTTTACCATTGATGATTAATCCTCCTGTAGGAAAGTCTGGACCTGGAAGAGTAGGTTCTTTACCATCCATATAATCATAAATAGCATCTGCTACTTCTCTAAGATTATGACAAGCCCAATTCGCTGCCAAAGCAACTCCAATACCCATATTAGGATTACACAGTAGATTAGGAAAAATTGCGGGCAGAGTAATAGGTTCATTATCTGTTTCGTCATAATTAGGAATGAAATCTACATTATTTTTCTTTATTCCTTTTAACATTCCTTCTTCAGCTAATTTTGTAAGTCTTGCTTCTGTATAACGAGCTGCAGCCGCATCATCTCCATCTATATTACCAAAATTACCGTGACCATCTATAAGAGGATAACGCATTACCCAATTTTGAGATAGTCTAACTAAAGCTCCATAGATTGAAGAATCTCCGTGAGGATGTAGCTTAGCCATAACTTCACCTACGATATTTGCACACTTTACATGAGGCTTTGATGAAATTCTTCCTCCAGATAATGCTCCCCATAAAATTCTGCGGGCTACTGGTTTAAGTCCACTTTTTGCATCTGGAATAGCTCTATCTGAGTTTACAGCCGCACTGTACTCTATAAAATTATCACTTAATTCTTGTATAATATCAATCTGTTGCATTGTCATCCTCCTTTAAAAAATCTTCTATATTATAATCTAAAATTGAACTTTTATTCTCATTAACTTGAGGTAGATATACATTAGTTATTTCTTCATTACAGTAAGGACAAGTAAAAGGATAAATAATTGTATTTCCCTCTCCTCCTAAATAAATATTATCTTCATATATTATATGTCTTTCAAAGTCATAGATATTTATTTTGTCTAATACTGAATGACAATTATTACATACTGGAACAAAACCTATAGTAGTACTCATCATATATCTCCTTTAGCTTCCGCACTATGATTTTTGATAAATGTTTTTCTTGCAGTAACCCCATCGCCCATTAAGTCTTCAAAAATTTTATCTGTTTGTGCTATGTCTGAGATTGTAAGTTGCTTTAATATACGATTTTCAGGATTAGTTAAAGTTTCTTCTGTTTCATCTATCGACATTTCTCCTAGACCCTTCATACGACCAACCTGATATTTCTTATTAGCATTTTCTTTTCTATATTCTTCTAATGCTCCATCGTTCTTTAAATACTTATACCCTTTAGATGTTGTTATTTTATATAATGGCGGAACAGCCGCATACACATAACCTTTTTCTATAAGTTCTGGACAGAAGTTCCATATAAAAGTGTAGAATAATGACTTGATATGCGCTCCATCGCGTGTAATTCTTATGTTTCCATAAGCACTGACTATCTTTTACTCTCTTTATTGAGAGGAGACCTTTTCGGTTTGAAAGAGGCTTCATTTCTTAAAACCTCGCAACGTATCAATAGTTGCCCTACTTCCCCGCCCAGAAGGCAAAGGGAATAGTCGATACGGCTTCAAATATTTATCCATTTCTTTTCTTTTTTCTTATAAATAGGAAGTGTTTTATAACTTCTTCTCCAAAGCATTGCCTGAAACGTTGGATAAGACACTCTGTCTTTATAATCTTCATATATTTGTTTAGCATTTTCTTTCACATATCTTTCTCTGATTTTAATCACTTCTTCATCAGAGAATTGCGCAGATGCTCCATTTTCGCCATTGCTATTTTTATAAATATAATATTCTTTATTTTCTTTTGTAAACACTTCAGGCATTACGTGCGCCCAAGATCTGCCCTGCCATAAATTTTGGAAGTACTTAAAAGAAATAATGTCTTTATATTTTTCATAAACATCTCTTTGCTTTAAGTGATTATTATATGCTTTTCGTATTTCAACAACATCTTCCTCTGTCAATTTTGCTTTTGGATTATTTTTTCCAACTACATCGGTAAGTCCACCATCAAATTTGTTTCCAGATTTTGTTGCTTGAAGTTTATCAGTCCAATACTTTTCTTTAATATTCAACTCTTCTATTGAACATTCTTCCAATACTTCATAAGTAAAAGCATCTTTACCCTTTTTATCAATATAATCATCAAAAGGTATTCTTGATTGAGAGTAAGACTTTTGAATATGTTTTTTAAATCTTCTCTCTATATCATTTGATTTTCCTATGTAAAACATTGTAGGATTATCTTTTTCAGTGATTTTATAAATTCCTATCATTTTTTATTCTTCTTTATTATTTATTAAAAGAGAATGGATAAATATAAGTTTGCCACGGGATTCCCATATCTTGTTTAAGGACTTAGAGTTCCCCGTTAGCATATATACTATTTTTTCAATGTATATATACCCACCTGATTAGGCGAAAAGTCTTTCATACGCCGTATTACTGACGTCTGCATCACTTAATATAATAATTTTACCATATCTAAGACTATCTTCATTAAATGATAGCTTCATAGTTTTTGAATCCGCAGTCAATCCAAATGCTTCTATCATTGTCATAATTTCTGCATTCTTCATTATCTTATCTAAAGTTGCTTTTTGAGTATTTAAGATCTTACCTCGTACAGGCATAACAGCTTGAAATTCATTATTTCTTGCTTGTTTAAGATTACCTGCGGCACTGTCTCCCTCAACTACCATTATTTCACATTTTAATCTATCTTTACTATAACAGTCCGCAAGTTTACTATCAAATTTTAACGCCTTCTTTTTCTTTTCTGTCTTTTTTCTAACAGTATCTCTAGCTTTTTTAGCAGCTTCTCTAGCTTTACGAGATGTTAATGCCTTATCAACAATTTTCTTTAGTTCTTTTTCATTCTTAGTCATCCACAGATATAATTCATCTGCAAAAACTTTTATAAATTCTTTAGTATCAATATTAACTATTCTTGATTTAACTTGTGCATCATAACTTACTCCTGAAGTAGTTAAATTAAATATTAAATATATTCCCTCTTGAATATCATCACCTGATAAATTAGCATCACTATCTTTTAACCATTTCTTTTCTTTAAAGAATTTATTCATTTCTCTTGTGACTGCGGTTTTAAAGGCTGTAATGTGCGGTCCAGAGTCTGTCAATCCGGTATTTACATAAGGAATAATAGTTGATGAATAATTATCCGCATAAGTCATAATTAAATTCATCTTATTTTTCCCATTTTGATAGTTAATATTTAATCTATCATTTAAAATTTCGTTGTCTATATGATGATCTACATAATCATCAAGTCCATTTGTAGATTTATAAGTAATCGGATCTTTATTATCTTCTGTTAGTACAATAGTTAATCCTTTACAAAGGCATACAATAGTCTCAAATAAAGATTTTATAGCTGACATATCTATATTTGAATTAGTAAAAAATTCTTCAGAAGGATTCCACGATACTGTAGTACCGTGAATATTATTATCACACTCTCCCACTTCTCTATTTTCAAAAACACCTTCTTTAAACTTTACAGTTTCATATTTAGAATTTCTATAAGTACTTACAGTTAACCAGTGCGAAAGATAAGTAGTTATCTTCGATCCTATACCAAAGTTTCCTAAACTAACGCCTTCATAAGTACCATCTTCTCTATATTTACCAGAAGTATTTAATACACTAAACGCTGCTTCTAGAATACTCTTTCCATCATCTCTAAAAGAATTTGGAATAAAACCTTGTCCCGAGTCTTTTACTGTGTATATTTTATTTTTATTATCACATATTATATTAATTGTATCACCGTGTCCAAGATTATATTCATCAACTGCATTTGATAATATTTCTACTAAAAGTTGAGTAGAATAAGTTGTATCTCCACAATATACACCAGGTTTTAGACGAGTAAATTCTAAAGGAGATAATGATTCAATTGATTTCTTATTATAAACTTTATTACTCATAAATTCATTCCTTTCTTTTTAGTTTCTACTGCTAGTTTATCAACCTCTTCATTCCACTTATGACCAGAATGTCCTTTAACCTTAATAAAATTAAATTGCTTATTCTTAAAAAATGGAATTAATCCTAACCATATCTCTTTATTAGCTACTGGCTGTTTTTTAGAGTTTTTCCAATCATTTTTTAACCAATTTTCATACCATTGATCACAATAGCAGTTAATTAAATAAGCACTATCACTTATAATATTAATTATATCATCATTATTAAGATAACATTCAATTGCCTTGCAGGCTTTTTGTGCGGCTAGTAATTCACATATTTGATTGGTTGCATTTATAACAACTCCACTGTTCTTTACTCCATATAAAAAATGGTTATCATCAGAAGTTGTTATAATATATGCCCAAGCTCCTATCGCCTCTTCTTTACCATTCATAGATACTGCGCCGTCCGTATAAATATCATATATCATCTTCTTCAGACTCCTTTATAAAACAAATATGAAAACACGCTAAAGATATCCATAATATAGAAGCTGTTGTTTCGTCATTATCATCTTCGACTTGTTCTAATTCTATACAATATGGATATACTATTTTATTCAAGTCTATTCCAATTCCAATAGAGAATTTATTACTAAAATAGAAATAAAGCCATTTTCCAAACATTTTTTTTCATCACCTTTCTATTATATTATATCAAAAATTTTTTTTAAAATCAAAAGAACTCTGATTTAATCAGAGTTCAATAAATCGCATTTAAACTTATATTCTTTTCCATTTTTTAAATTATCAATTATTTCTTTAGTTTTTTTCATATCGCTAAAGTATTCTTGTAACTGCTTTCTATAATCTTCTTTATTGGCTTTATATTCATTGCAGAGTTCTTGCTTTTGAGATATATAGGCTTCAAATCTTGATCTAGTAGCATTAACTCCAAATCCTTGAATTTTATTTGGATAAACATATACTAAAGCATTAGTAAGTTGTTTAATCTCTTTTTTAAGTCTATTATATTTTTCTCTCCAATATTTTTCCATAGCTCTAATATAAGCTATTCGTTGTCCAATGCGTCTTGAATATAAATCATCTTCGTGACATCTTGAAATAGCCATTACACATACATCTGTTTTAGACTCAAACACAAAACATCTAGTTTCTTTTCCTTCTTCAGAGAAGGCTACATTTAAATTCTCCATTAAATTGTTTTTCTCCTTTAGTATTATTTTTTCCTTTATGCGTGACATTGTAATTTCGTATTGTTACTAGATGTTCGTTGTCCATTACGGAATACACCTTTGTTAAATTCTTCTAAGAAATCTTTATGAGTATATGTATAATCATTACACTCTGCAAAATTTCTTTCTTGACGGCAAGTAACGCAATACATTTTCTTCAAATGACCTGTTTCTCTTTGTTTTCCGTGCCGTCTTGGAATACTCATCTTTTGTCCGCAACAGGTACAATAAAAATCATTAATAATCATCTTTGGCATAGTAAATTCTCCATTCTTTTATCACACTCTTTAGCAAATCTTTCTGCATCTTTGACATTCTTAAAATCAAATATGATATAAACACTTTTCTTATCGCTTAAAGTTGCATTATATTCATCTCTTACCATTCTAAAGAAATCTGGATAAGATAAACCAAAAATGCGGGCAAATAATATTGAATATGAACCTTTAATTCGTCCCGCAATTATATCCATAGTCTTTTCTGATAATCTCACGCAATGTCTACCTGTACTAACATAAGTATCAATAAAAAAATATTTCATATTTCAATCTCCCTAAATAATTCTTTCATTCCTTCTTTTTCTTCTTCTGTTAAAGATAAAATAGTCCACCAATCTGGATTAGTAAAATCAAACTCTATTCTATTTGGTTCATATTGTCCCCATCTTTTAATCTCACTAACATCTACTTTTTTAAAATTTGGAATTATATATTTCTTCACTGTTGAGGGAGAACATCCTATTTCTCGTGCTACACCTGCGTATGTTTTTATTGTTAGATATAACTCATTCATTTTTGCTATATCTGCCTGTGTTATTTGCATATTTATCAATTCCTTTCTTAATTTCTATATATATTATATAATATTTTTTTATAAAAAACAATAAAAGACACTATAATAGTGTCTTTTATATCTTTAACCCATATACCAAGTCCATTTATCTTCTGTATCAGATTGTTCTAATAGAAAATTGATAATAATAATTAATTCTTTGTTTTGAGCAATTAGATCGTCATTTTCTTTAATAGAGCAAATTTCAGACCAAATACGCTCTTCATCAGAGATGCTTTTAATAAACTCTCTTGACATATCAGATAATCTTTCATATCGTTTAATGCTATCTTTTAATTCTTCAATAGCATTATTCATCGCTATAATAGGATTAAACTCTTCTTCATTCTCAAATGGAATATAATTTGAACCGTCAAAAGCCTCATACATAGGATGATTTCTTGACCATTCTCCAATTATAACTCCATTTTTTTTCATAGTTAAATAACAACTCATATTTTATATCCTTTCTACGCATTTGTACATCCTGTTTTTTCTGTTATATAGCATTGACTATAGTTGCTACCGCATTTAACATTAACTAAAACCGCGTCACCAACTTCTAAAGACTGTCCTGTTCGATTATATATACTTTTAATAGTAGTATCTCCTAAATCAACATCATACTTTCCTGCCGTACTATTTGCAATAATCTTTCCTGATACAGTTTGATATATATTATTTTCTTTCAATAATTGATTAAACTTTTTCTCTATCATATCATTAATCAATTCTTGAAACTCTTTCATTGACGCTTCATTCATTACAATCATCCTTTAAATAACAAGGTATTTCATATATAAAATCTCTATATTTAGATAACAATTCTTTTTGATAGTTTGTTAAATCTTTTTTTCTGTAAAAAGTGTTATATCTAAACTCTTCTTGCATATCAGCTCTCATTGTTCTTGTAGGATTAATAATAAAGCCATCTGGTATCCATTCTTCCTCTTCTTCTTGAAGATATTTCTTTCTTAATGTCTTAAGTTTAAGCAACACTTCTTCTCTGTCTTTAAAACCTTTCAATTCTAACTTTCCAGCTCTTACTCCATCAACATAAACTTCTGCTAATGTTTTATCGTCTTCCATAGTAATTTCATAGCTAGTTTCAAAGTCGCCATTATATTCTGTAAAACTATAGAAACAATAAGTGTTCTTTTCTTCTTTTTCCTTTTCTTCTTGTTGGTTTTCTATTTTTTCTAAATACTTAGAGTCAAATACATATGGACAATAATCTTCAAAATTTGGTATTGATACTTTATACCCAATTCTGCCCTCTTCGTTCACAGGAACAATTTCATCCACTATTTTTCCAATTTTATTTATATATTTTGCCATCGCTGGAGCCCATCCTCCTATATAATTATCATAACCATTTTCCTCTATCGGTCTAAGAATTTTTACATAATCTCCAATATTAAATCTATTCATATATCTTCCTCCTCTAAATCATACTCTTCCAATACTTCTTCTTCATCTTTACCTTGTCTAATTTCTTCTTTAGCATCTTCTACTCTAGAAAAATAATCAGCAGCCATCATTTCTACTACATCCATCATCGTTTTCATCCTCTTCTAAAAAATTTTTTAAACATCGTGAACATAAATTTTCACCCTCTGGTATTTCGCGTCCGCACACATCACAGACATTACCATTAGTATAGTATATATCACTCATAAAATTTTTCTACCTTTCTTTATTTTCTATAATTATTATATCATAAAATTTAATATAAAACAAATATTAAAGAATAGTCCACCAATAATCAAAAATCCTACGGTAGAATTTACCATTTTTACACTCCTCCGCTCTTCTTACTCTATGATTTCCTACTTTTTTAAAATAAGTAGTTAAGTTATGATCCATAGAATAGCGAATATATCTATTCTTTTTTGAGTCGTAATACGCGCCCGCGCCATAGTATGTTTTAGTTTTTTCATACAATTTTTTCAATCGTCTTTTGTCTTCTTGCTTTCTTCTATGACTCATAACACAAACCTCCTTCAATTTATATAATTATTATATAATAAATTATAATAAAAAACAAAAGAGAGGAATAAATCCTCTCTTTATAAAATTAATATCTAAATATTACAATGTCTTTAATTTCATCGTCATATTGATATACATAAACAAAGGATTCAGTTCCTTCTGTAAATAATGACTTAGAACCTGTTTTAGATTTAATATTTACTTTGCCGCCAGACGAATAATCAACCAAAGTATAGGTTATATTAGATTTAATTGTAATACCATCTTCTGCAGGATAATTATCTATATCTTCTGCTAAATAGAATTTATTATATTTAGCATCAACTACTCTATTTCCAATCTGAATAGCTTCAGCAGATTTAAATAATACATCAAAATCTTTAACAACATCCTCTTTGGAATTACCTAATAATAAAACATCACCTTTATCTAAAGATGGTAAATCTTTATAATCATTATAGAATGTAAATGATACTGATTTTCCTTTTTGTAAACCAGATACTAATAAAGCATCATCATCTTGATATTCAATATTACTAATTGAAGTTACAATAAATACATTATTATCTTCAACTACTCTATCAAAATTATATCCAATAACAATAGTAACTTCATCTTCATCTTTTTCTGTTAAAGCAATAAAATCTAAATCTTCATCTTTATCATTAAAGAAATTATCAACAGAACCAATTTCAATATCACTATCTGTAATAACAGTAGCATCATTACAGATTGAGAATACTAATGTTGATTCATTAAAATCAGAAGCGCCATAACTCATATTCTCAGCATCATAAACTTTAGAATTAGATGAATCATATGTTTTAGTTGAACCTTCAAAAAGATTTAATTTAGTAATTTCATTACCTCTTAGAGTAATATCAAATAGTGCGGAATTCACATTGCTCTTTTGAAGTTTTGTTCCTCCGAGCGCAGTTTGTAAATATTCATATACCTCTTCGTCAGAATCCGCAATCAATGTTTTTCCATCATACAATTTAGCTTTTGAAGCTAAAGTATATTTGTTAGTACCTTTTGATGTAACAACTTTTACTGTATACTCTTCATCTGATGTATAGCCTGTTGATAATACTAAACCATAGTTAGTTCCAATTGAACCTGAAGTTGTATCATTATATACAATCTTTCCGTCCACATTTAAGTAGAATGTTCCACTTTCTCCTAACAAATCTTCTGGAGATTCATTAAAGAATGGTGATAATTCATAAGATTCACCTGCGATTGTAACGGTATCTTCATCGATATCATATGAAGTAACTGAGCCTGTAATAGTTTTGTCAGAAATGTATAAAATTCTGAAAGTTTCCATTTCAATTTCTGTAACGGTGTCATTAATACTAATGTCATAAGGATCAATCTCCTTTCCGTTTTTAAATACTTTTACAGTATCTTCAGTTAAATCGATCTCAGATAAAATACCTGCGCCCTTAGCATCAAAGGTAATATATTCATCATCAATATCAATAGCTTTTACTACTGCTTCATTTGTATAAGAAGTACCTATAATATAATCAATTTTATTATCATCATTATTATCAATAAATTGAATATTTCCATTCTCTACATATGATAATAAATCTAAAGTATTATAAATATTAACTTCTTTATAATTAATAAAACTAATTACATTTTCATCTAATTTCAAATATGAAGGCTTTGAAGAATTATTTTCATAATAATAAATTTTACCATTCTCATCCGCATATTTATAACCAGCTTCCGCAATATCAGATACTGATAAATATAAATTAGATGTCTTTGTATCTTCTGCAACTGAAATTAAATCATCATCTTCATTTACATAAGCAATTACAGTAGTACCAAGATATGCACTCAAATCTTCTTTTGTATTGACAGTAATATTATCATAATCTTTTGCATAAACACCATCATTATAAGTGTCTTTATAACCGTCAATAGATAAAGTAAAATTTGTATTATCATATCCATCTAAAATAGGTGCATCATATACAACACCGTGCCACACATCTACATCAAATACTTTAGATAACAAAGTATCATCAGATTTGGTATAAGATGTTTCACCATTAGAATTCCAACTATCTGCTTTAAACAATTGACTATTTAATGCGTTATAAATCAATTGAGCTAAATCTTTTCTAAGAATTGGTTTTCCAATAGCTACTGATACATTTTTGTTTATTTTTTCTGAAGCTACGATGTTTAAATATCCTGACGGATAACCGCCACTCTTTTCTGCTAATACATCATAACCAAGTGCGCAACAAACTACCTTTGCTGCTTGTTCATAAGTAACATTTTCCTCAGGTCTAAAAGTTCCATCTTCAAAACCATTAATAAGACCTAACTGCGCGCAGGTTGCAATATATCCTGACGCCCAGTGTGATTCATCTACATCACTAAAATTAGTAGTAGATTTCTCAGGAACTTCCGCATTTAAAGTTCTTGTTACAATAGCAGTAAATTCTGCTCTACTTAACTCTTTCTCTAACTGTAAATCACCATTTTCATCGCCTTGTAAAATACCTAATCCAATGAGTAAGTCATCTTTAGAATCGGCATTTACTGAAAGTAGTGGAGTACAAGCTATAGATAAAGAGATAAGCACTCCTAAAAGTTTCTTCATCCGAAGTCCTCCTTAAATATATATATTTAAAAAGTAGTGCGGGTACACTACTTAATTAACAATATATGATTGTATGATAGTATAAATAGGAACGGTTGATTCAACATACAATTCTTTCCATTCCGCAGTATACATAGCTCCAAGAACAGATTTAGCATTTATTCTAAACTTATCTCCGTCTGTTAAATATACTTCACCATTTACTAATGAAACTGCGGCAACAAATGCATATATTTCTTTCATAGTGTTTAATGCAATTTTATACGAATTCAATCAAATCATCCTCCTTTAACGGTTCAACAACCTTATAAAATAAATTAATAATTTCAAATGTTCTACAAGACTCTAATTTCTTTCCTGCTTCACTTTTTCTAACTCCTAAAGATTTAAGAACTTGTATCATTTTACCCTTTGTCATCATCATATTTCTTCATTCCTTTCTAAAATCATAAAATGATTTTATTACGATTTTAAATTAGACCTTCGCCTTGCAATTAAATATTTTCTATTTTCTTCAGTCACAGTGTAGATATATGTGAACTTATAGCCGCTAAACCATAAGCTATATATCTAATGAATATTTCGCAATCCAACTTCGCACTTGTTGGGATGTTTACCAACAACTTTCACCCGTCATTCACATAATTTGATACATTTTATCATAATTGTTAATTTACTCAATGTTATCGCCAATTTGGGCTACTCGAACTTTAAACTCATCTTATACTCTACTTTCATAGTATCAACAGCGAACCTTATTATTGGTATTTCTTGAGTTTGCTATAAACTACCAATTTATAACCTTATCAAGATTATTCTCCACAGGAGCGTCTATTATTAAGGCGATGAGAATAATACTTTAAATAGCAATATTCAATTGTACATTCTACCAGAACTCTTTGATTTATACTCAAGCAATAACTATATCACTATAATTATTTTCATATATACCAAGTATCCTTAGTATAAAATCCTATCCCTCTTTAAGGTAGAACTCTCAGCCGCATAACATTGCGGTTTACACTGAGTTAATTTAAAACCATAATAAAATCATCTTATAGTTTGGGAATTTAAGGAGTTGCACCTTCTGTTTCACTGGTATTCCCATATTCGGGGTGGTTAACCCCGATTAATTTATCTTAGAAAGGATGATAAATTTTTATGGAGTTTTAAAGTCAACTAACTGCACATCTGTTGTCATAGGAAGTTTTGCTATTCCTTTATGGGTGCGAGAACAGGATTTGAACCTGTGACCTTCTGATAATGAGTCAGACGAGCTACCAAACTGCTCCATCTCGCTATATGTAAAGATGTGATAACCTTAACTAAAAGGGAGGATGCACTATGGAAAACACATTTTATTTTTATCACATCTTCATTACATATATATTATATCAAAAATTTTTTTTAAAATCAAATTTTTATATAATATATTTTTAAACATCTCTAATCCGCACGATAGTCCGATAACTTGATGTTTTGAGTTTGTCGAAAGACTTGAGAAAAAAAATTTTTTTTGAAAGGAGGCATTTAAACTAGAAGCCTCTGGAGCTAGTGATAAGAATCGAACTTACAACATCCTCATTACAAGTGAGGTACTCTGCCTATTGAGCTACACTAGCATAAATTGGAGGAAAGTGTGAGATTTGAATTCACGGAGGTATTACCCTCTACACATTAGCAATGTGTTGGTTTAAGCCGCTCACCCAACTTTCCATATTGGTGAGAATGGAGAGGCTTGAACTCTCAACTCCAACATTAAAAGTGTTGTACTCTGCCTATTGAGTTACATTCTCGTGTGGGCGGTTGTGTGTTATACACTAAAGACTAACCGCCTTAGCCTATTAAATATCTGCCAAGCGTTTCAAGCACTCTTTAGTTTCTATTTAATCAATAGAAACAATCACGCATAATCCATTAGTGCTATGGATGTTTGGACTCACTCTAAGTAACTACGCCGCATTTCAGCTTTGCGTTCTTAAAGGATGTTGTGTCATTTTTAAATCGCACACACATTTTGCGATATTGGTGCGGAAGGAGAGACTTGAACTCTCACGACCGAAGTCTGCGGATTTTAAGTCCGCTATGTCTGCCATTCCATCACATCCGCAGATTTATAAGTCAACCATAAAGGAAAGTCAGAGTCCTTTTACTTTTACAACTTATTTGGACGATTAGGATACTTATATTAAAGTGTAGTTTCCTAAACAAACACTGTGATTATTAATCATCAATCGTTTTTACAACGAATACATCCCATACTTCTGGACCTTTAAATTCTACATACTCCTGATCGTCATAATCAATAGTTGAATATGTAAAATCATTTGTCATCCAATATTCAGTAAATTCTTTTTGAACTAATTCATCTCTATATTCTCTTGCCTTATCAATATCATTAAAAATTTTATCGCAACAAGTATTTACCATATCATCTAAATCTGTGTAATAAATGTGTTGTACTAAATATCTTTTCATAAATTTATAATCCTTTCTTAAATTATATCAAAAATTTTTTTAAGAGTCAATTTTTTCAATTGGACACCAATAAGTTACTTCTTCTGCTGGTAATAGTCTATCATTCACAACGAATCCGCAGAATTGTTTACCATCATTAAAGAAATCTTCTTCATATTGAGTAACATAATAACTTCCGTCATATGCAATTAATATATCATCAGATATATTACATATAAAATCTTCAACAAAAGATTTCTTCAGTGGAGGAAGTTCATTTTTAACTAATTTCCATTCCATTTTTAACACTCCTTTAACTTAATTACATATATATTATATCATATATTTTTAAAAAAATCAAATGTTAATTTTTACCATTTTCTTCTGTGTTCTCAATCATAATCCAATATATATGAGAACCATAATCACAGTATTCAATATTATTTTCTATCCATCCTCGATAATATAATGCTTCTCTGCCTGTAGTCTTAACTACATAATCATATATAAATTTATTAATCGTATCTCTATTATCAAAAGAATTAAGTAAATTTTTTTTATCTTCCATAATGGAATATAAATATACATTATACATATCATATCTCCTTTAAGTATTCAATCCTAAAATATCTAAATACTGTTCAACTTTCTTTTCAATATCTTCTGCGGATTCACCTTGTTTACCAAAAGAATAACTATCATTAATCTCCATAGGAGTTTTGGGAGCTGTTAGTGAGAAACATAATTGAACAACTTCTTCGTCATCTAAATGATAATTTACATATAGTTTTTTATCTATTAGTGCGGATCTTCCTTCATACATATTTAAAATGTCATTAATAGCTATTTGTTTTGCAGCATCTGAACTTTTAGCCATTTTATCACCTCTTTAATTTCTATATATATTATATAATATATTTTATAAAAAATCAATTTTTAATCTCTAATGAGGACTCTTCAATTTCTTTATATTTATCCGAGTCTAAAATAAAATGAGGTTCTGGTTTAAAGTTATCACAATAGTAACAAAAATCCGCAGAATATGGAATACCAAATATCTGCAGAAATAAAGATTGAATTTGTTGTTTTGTAATATTATCTTGAACTTGAACTAGTTGTTCTCCTCGTTGTCCATTTTCTGTAAATACTCCAAGTAATAAATTCATTATATAGACTCCTTTTTATAATCGCGGCTGTCCGCTCTCATATATTCAATAGTACATTCATCATCTTCTATTATCATATAAGCCATTCTATGCTTTCTTACGCAGCCTGCGTCTAAATCAATATCATTATCTTTTATAGGTATTACTGTTGGTGTATGACCATGCACATATATCAAATCTTCGTTTTTATAAAAATAATCCCTATTCCAACTGTAGTCATTACCAATATTTCTATTAAAGCTATTATAAAAATCTATACCATCTTTTGATGATAATAATTCTTCATCTTCATTCTGCGGATATAATGAGTGGCTAAATCTATAGTTGTCAAATTTATATAACCATTGTGAGTTTTTAACTAGCCATTTACAGTCCTCCGTCATATCTTCAGAATGATAACTATCAATTGTCTGAAAACCGCCATTGTTATACCAACAAGATTTTGAAGTTATATCCCTAAATAAAACAGCTTCACACCACATTATATCGTGATTACCTCTAAGTATAATACAATCATCATTATATTTATTTTTCATTTCCTTTAATAATTCAATAACTTTTTTAGTGTTTAAACCTCTATCGCAATAGTCACCAAGAAAAATAATTTTATCAAATATATCTAAATCTATAACTTTTTTAGCCGTGTAATAAAATCCGTGTATGTCAGTTAGCACTAAAGTTTTCATTTTTTTTCATCTCCTTAATTATTTTTATTAGCAAATAAAGCAATTGTAGTTTAATTATTTAAAAAAATTTTTTAAATTATGTATTTTCTATCATTCATATAATTTCAATTAAAGAATTTTTCATTAGTGATAATGCTAGATTGTGATTATCTTTAGTTGAACCCGCACATAAATTAGCTTTAACTTTAATAGGAATATAAGGAAAAGCGTTTCTTAATATAATAGCATTATTTAAAACACAAATATCAGTACATACTCCAACAAGAGTAATAGATTCTATATTCTTATATTTCTGCAATTCTTTAACTAATTTTAAGCTACCAAAAGTTGATTTGCGGATAAATATAGTATCTTCATCTGTTGTTTTCATTAGTAAAGATGGAATTTCCCATCCCTGAGAAGAATGGTAACAATGTTTTGGAATATTCTTACCTTCTATTGTAAGTTTATATCTAATATCGTGAGTGTCTTGAGTAAATACTTTAAGACCATTAAAATTTTTACAGAGTTTAGCTATTTTTGGTACTAAATCTTTTGCGTGCGGATTCCGCAGTGTACCATCGATAAAATCATTTTGCATATCTACTATTACTAATACATCCATATTATTTCTCCTTCTTATGAATACCATTTTAGAGCTTTTTCAAATATTGTAACTCCTTCTTCATACCCTAAACTTTTTAATACTTTACACATTAAGTTATCCATATCTCTATGCATATCTTCTTTGTCATATTTATTATATAAATATTGATGAGACGATTCCGCATTTTCTTCTGTGTCGATATATACTTGCATTTTAAATGCAAATTCTTCAGGCGTTATAACATCTTTTCCATTTTTCATTTTAATATCTCCTATTTAATCTTCAGTTATAAAAGCCAATTCAATACATTCATTATTACAATATTGAATATTAATATTATCTTCTGAAGATTCTATCTTTATAGTATAGTTATTAGTAATTAAAGTCTTTATTATATTATTAATATCATTAAAATAATCATTATTATCTTTATAATTGTATCTATACAATTTTAAAGTGTCTATATACTCAGTTATTTTCATTATTTATTCTCCTTTTCTTTTACTTTATTAATTACAGCATCACAAAATGAAAATGTTTTTAAAGGTTTTCCTGTGAACTCTATAAACACATTAGCTAATTTATTATTTTCTTCAATAGCACAATAAAGATCATTCAACTTCTCCACAGGAAGTCCAGTTAGTTTACTAATAGTTTTCATTAATTCAATTTCTTTATTCATATTTAATTCATTCCTTTCATATTTTCTATAATTATTATATAATATTTTTTTATTATAATCAACTTAGGAAAATTTTCTAATCCGCCGAGAAAATGTGAGATATTTATATTACTTTCCATTAATTGATAATTAGAAAATTTTTTGGTATAATAATTATAGAGTAAAAATAAAGGAGAATAGATATGTTCAAAACAATAGACAAGCATTTAAAGGAAAGTTTTATAGCGGGCTTTCTTATTGCAATAGCAACAATTTTATATTTAATACTACTTCCTGTAAATAGTATATTAGCTGCATTTATGTTTTCCGCAGGGTTATATAGTGTATTTAGTTATAATGTTCCACTTTTTACAGGAGTATCAGGTAGATTTATAGAGGGACAAAAATCTTTAAGTAATATAGGTCTAATACTCATAGGTAATTTAGTAGGAGTGGCTTTTGTCGCTTTAGTGTTAGCTCCGAATATGCTAGTTACGATTCCAACTTTAAGTATTAGTGGAATTGTCGCACGATCCTTTATCTGCGGAATTTTTATTGAAGCCGCAGTTCAAAGTAAATATAGCAATACTGCAATTCTTAGCACTATATTATATGTGATGGGATTCCTTTTAAGTGGCGGCGCGCATTGTATAGTATGGGCTTTCTATTTTATCTATGGTTGTAATATAAATCCACTATATCTAATTGTTATAATTATAGGTAATTTCGTAGGTTGTAATTTTATAGGATTATTAAAAAAAGAGAAGAATTAATCTTCTCTTTTTATCTATGAGATATATTCGTATTTAATAGGTAGAAATTTCCATTTTATTGTACTTTTATTTAAATACTGAAATTCAAGATCAGAAGTTAACCTATATAAAGTTTTAGTTAAATCTAAACATTTCATATGGTTTAACTCCTAATTCATTGAATATATTTTCAATTATTTTATTCATATTTCATTCCTCTTTCCTATTCATTTTCTATATATATATTATATAATAATTTTTTATATAAAACAAAAAGAGTGGTCAAAAGACCACTCCTCTTTATAAGATTTAGGCAAGTGTATAAACTGTCTTATTACCTTTTGATGTAGCAACCTTTTTCTTAGCAGCTTCACCAACAGTAACAAGTTGATTAAGTCTTGATTGAACAATACCGTGTGTAAGATCCTTATCACCAATCTCAGCAAGAATATCATCAGCAGACTTCTCTGTTTCAGCATCAAGATATGACTTAACTAATGCTCTTACCTCATCGCCAAGTTCCTTTCTCTTTGCAGCTCTCTCTTGATCTGAAGCGTGTCTCTTGTCGATTAGAGTAATCTCATTCTTTACGAACTCAACAAGCTCTTCCTTAACTTCCGCAGTATAAGTTGTATCATTTGTACCTACTGCACTAAGAATCTCCACTAACTTTTCAAACTTTTCTCTCTTTGTCATAATTAAAATCTCCTTTAAAATATTATAGTTTATTATTTTTAGATGTCTATCCATCTCTATAATTATTATATCATAATTTTTTTATAAAGTCAAAACTTTTTAAAATTTTATGCTTTTTACAAGATGGATATTCAATCTTTATTACATATTTATTATATCATAATTTTTTGATAAAATCAAATTTTTTCTTCAGGGTTTTCAAAATTTTCATATACTTCTTTAATTTCTAAAGCATCTTTTTCTACATCTTCTGATATTTCTTTCTTTGAAAAAACATCCAATAGAATATTATTTAAAGTATTCATTTGTCTGGTTAAAAGTATTAATTGTTTAATTATTAAATCATTTTGTGATATAATTAGCTTTTCATTTTCATTTTCCATAACTATCCCTCCTTTACGACAGTAAAGTCATATTCTGTGACATCTCCAGAATCTACTCTGTCAATAAGTTCTCTTAAAGCCAATTCCTTAGCATAAGACTCAACATCAACATACTCGTAATTAAGATCTTCGACATCAACATCCATTTCAAAAACAAATCTAACATTCATAAATTTTTCATCCTTTCGTATTTTCTATATATATTATATAATATTTTTTCATATAAATCAAATTTTTATTTTTGATATTTTTCTCTGACAAAAGACATTGCATCTTCTAAAGAACCTTTAAAAACTTGTTTATTATCTACAAATAGAATGTAGTCATCTTTATCTTTTGAAACGCGGATTTCGCAGTTATTCATTGTCTTTTCTCCTCCTTATCATCTCTATCCATTGAAGAATACCAACTATTAGAATTAGAAAACTAAAATTACCACTTAGCATTTCAGTTACTATCGTAGTTATAAATTGCGTCATCGCCATTTTCCTCTCTGTCATAAAGACCTTTATATTTCTCGTTTGACATATAAATAAAACTACCTTCATCTTCAAACGCATATTCTATTCCTATTTCAAAATCATTAGAGAAAATAGATATATTATATCCTTGTTTTAATAATATTTCAATAATTTTATTCATATCACTTAGCAACTCTGAAAAATGGTCATAATTATTTTTTATAAGGTATAAAACTGTAGTTTTAACCATTCTATCTCTCCTTTTAAATTTTATTATAAAGTTTTTGTAATACTCCCTGCGGAATATCTGTCCAGTCTAGACCGATGCCGCAGTGTTTACAAAAGTTATAACTATTATCTACAAAAGTAGAACAAATAGGACAAACATAGAATCGACAATCATACGGCGCAGGCGCTGGTCTAATATTTGTCTTTCTATCATACCATTCATTAATTATATTTTCAGTAGTAGTTCTTTCCATTTATTATTCTCCTGTATTTACAATGTTTTGTATAACATTTCTCTTTTCCGCAAAATCCATTCCATAGCCAAACATACACTGTTTCTTTCCTAGATCTTCATTTTCAATAGTATAAACAGTAAAACCTTTTTGATGTTCAGAATGGATAGATTCATAAGGATGTTCTGTTTCTCTCAGTAATTCACACACCTCGCCGCAGCTCTTTCCTTCAATAGCTTTATTACCTATATAATATTGTCCCATAGATAAAATGCTATTTCTGACGCAATCCTGTTGACGCCAAATAAAATAATTGCATACCTCTTCTTTAGGTAAAACAAAAACTCTAGCATCAAAAATTGGATTTGACTCTACTTTTTTCATTAGTGTGTTATAATATCTCTCATCTTCAGGATGTTCCATTTTGTAAAATTTTACTTGCTCAGTAAACTTTTTATAAAATGTGATGGTAGTTAAACTTGCGGCAATGCTGACGAGCTTTTGAATGGTATTTTTAAACCACGGATCTGTGTTTAGATGCTCATAGTTAATTAGTAATAGTGATATTTCATCACTTTGAGTATAAGCTAAACGGCAGCCCGCAATTTGAGTAAGTAGTTCATATGCGGTCTCATGCATTGCTGTTAAGAATAAGTCATCAAATGGTTTCTTTAAGTCGCGTGTAAAAGTGTGGAATGCTTTTCCATCAATTCTAATAATTACAGGTAATCTTTTAGTTAAATTGCTCTGTGATGCACGCTCATATTCTTTCATTCTATTTCCTAAACTTGTTCTATCCATATCAATACCATTCCTTTCATATTTTCTATATATATTATATACTATTTTTTTATAAAAAACAAAAAAGACTCTCGTAATGAGAGTCTACTAATCACTTGTCCGCAATTCTTTCAGTCCAATAGTTTATTTTACAATTCTTACAATTATTATCACATTGTTCTTCTAGTTCAGGAGTTAAAACGCAAGGAAGAATATTAATGATATTATTACTATCCATTTCAACTGTTGGATATAATTTAAGAAATTCTTCTTGTCTTGTTGTACCGTGCGTGTTTAACCAGTCGAATACTATATTATACGCTTCTTTGTTGTCATTACATATCATTCTGCCGCATTCCTCTATCTCAAAGTCATTCCGTAGTTCAAAGAATTCGCATTCATCACAACTTTTATGAGAATTGCAGAATTTTACATAATCCTTCAATGTAATCTTATATTCTCCTCTTTTAGGCTCACCTAACCAATATTCTTTTTTACAATCAGAACATTCTTGATTGCAGACTGAACTATAGTGTCCATAATTTTTATCTATATTACAAGGATCAATTTCTAATATTCCAGATCTATCAACATAAGCATCTGGATATTGTTCTAAAAATATTTGCTGTCTCGTCATTATTTTCCCCTCTTTTCTTTATATGTTATTGTTTCTTTTTTACCTTTCTCTACTTCAATGTTTAATACTGCGTCTCTAATCCATAGGTCTTTGTTATATAGAATATCCTCGAACCATTTTTTAACTGCGGATATGTCACAGTAATCCCGCAGATCACCAAATATAGTAACTGTATATCTTATTAAATCACTTTTATCAGGATTGAGATAGATGAAATAGTCTATTCCTCCCTCTGAACCTGTTGGTGTAAATCTTTCTGGGTATTCATCTTGTTCTTTCCATACTTTAACATCACTATCATTGTATAAAACTTTACCTATCTTTTCTTCAAGATCTATATCATCAGCTCCTGAATGATGTATTCTAATAACTCCTATAATATGTGTCCATTTACTCATCCTCTCGTACTCCTTCTTTTAATATATCTATTAATGCTATAGGTTTATCTGTTTGTTGAAGATGCGGCATGTCGCATATAACCTGAGAGGAAAGATGAGAATAAGAATCTTTCCAACAATCTCTATAAAACTAATATCCATCTTTATATATAGGCTCTTGTTTAAAAACATAAATATTATTTTGGATATCTTTAGTCACATAATTAAAACCAATAGCATAATAATACTCCGCCATTTTAATTTCGATATCATTCCATTTCATTATCTTGCGAATAAGTAATGGTTTACATAGTAGACTACCTAATGATAAAAGCGGTGAAACTTTCCATTCTCCATACTTTGATTGTCTATATAATATAAGATTTTTATCTATCTTATATTTAGGTGGATTATCATTAAGCCAATAAAATTCTTCTTCTGGTTGTACATTTAAAATACTAAATATATCTTGTACTATATTACCTTTTTTGTTAATACTTTGAAATAACCTTCATTGCCATTTATATCTCTTCCATACATCGGCATAAGTTTCCATCCATCTTGCGTTTTCTTTTCGTAATCTTTATCACTTTTTGCTACTGTATATTGATTATATTCATAATATTCCATATTTTTATTTTTCTTTCTATTTAAAATATTTTATTCCTATTATAACAATACCTGTTACTCCAGCAATAATTCCTACTATTGATACTCCAAATAACATTTTTATCATCCCTTTTCTTATATATATTATATAATAATTTTTTATATAAAACAAAAAACCTTCCTATACGGAAGGTTAAATCTTATAGAAACAAAGTCATAATTCTTAGAGTAAACAAAATTTGAATAATATGAAGACATTGGTCTTGAATTAAATTAATCTTATATTTATTACATTTCAAATCGTCAATGTATGCGTGGACGCCGCAGTTGAAGATAATAAGAATAATTGAATAGATAACTGCGGGTTGAGTGAGTGCTCCAAAGAAAAATAGATATATAAATACTGGAATATGTATCATAATGCTCCAAGATAGACTATGACACAGCAGCGCCGCAATCCAGTCATTCTTGTATTTTTCATTATATTCTTTTTGTTCTCTCCACCACTGTTTTTGCTTAAGAGATGCTAAAATTCCTTGTCTTCCATAGTCGTCCCAGATGTGAAAAAATAACATTGCGAGAAATAGCATATATATCAATCCTTTCTTATTTATATATATATTATATAATAATTTTTTATATAAAACGATATAAAAGGGTTAGGCAATCCTTTTAACTCATTCCGCTGCGCTCCATTCGTTAAAAGTCTTGTCTATAGGGTAGGGAAATTGCTGCGCAATTCCCCTACTATCTTTGAGAAAAAAGAACTAAGGGAAGAGGTAAGAGGGTGGATGAGTTAATCTGCTGCGGCTAGAGGGATACGCATGCGCGTCTCCCTCTGCCTACGCGTAGTAAATTGTGATAGGTTCTATATAAACTTCTCCTAGCGCTGTCGCGCTGTCTTCTTAAATATAATCATTACCACCATATTTTTTCTTATAATATTCCTCAGTTTCTATAAAATCTGCTATAATTTTATCTACGTTAGGATATATACTATTCCTTATCTTTTTTTAAAACCGATAAAGATATTTTCAACCATTTACTTAATTCTTCATTAGACATATATCCCAACTTCAATTCTTGCATTTTTTTATCCTTTCTTTTACCTCTAAGGCTCTATTAATTTATTTCGGAATTATTATAATTTCCCGAAGGTTTTCCAATAAGAAAGAGAAGAAAAATATTATAAAGTATATTCATTATTTTCTCTCTCCCAGTTATGCGCGACGGGGATTCTTCCTACATCATCGCAGTTGCAATATTGTATCAATTTCTCTTTCAATTTATAATATAAATCTAAAAATATTTGTTTTGAACATTCTGCAAATTCATCTTCATTAATATCCCCAGATTCATATTCTTCTATGGCATTTAACATTTCTTCGCTTTCATTATATAATTCAATCCATAATTTTTTCTTTTCTTTTTGTTCCTCTAGCGTTAAAAATTCCCATCTTATATGTTTATCATAAAATCCTTTGCACCATTCTTTTGTTACATATCCTTTTTCTCCTCCTTCTGCTTTTCTTTTTACAGTAGGATTATGACCAAATTCTTCCATTTTTTTCATATTAAAATAATTATGTACAGTAGAATATTTAATAGTTAATTCGTCTTTGTGATCTTCATATAATCTTTTAGATAATAATGAACTGTTAAATGGCTGTTCTACATTGAAATAATCATAGAAATATTTATCTATAATTTTCTTATTACTATTTTTTACAGGCACATATTCCTCAATATACACTTTATCTATAAACAGTTTACTTTTTTTATTTTGTTTGATAATGTGATATTCACAATACTGTTTTAGTTCTTCTAAGTATTTTTCTTTGTTTTTAAAAAATGTACATTCACTTACTTTGAACCATTTAGAAAGATTAGAGAATTTTATTTCTCCTTCTACTAGTTTATTATTCATTATAACATTCTCCTATCGTCGCAATTATTCTCTCTATTTTGTTAGATATATATATTATATATCTCATAAAATAGAGAGGATTTTTAATTAATAGAGAGAAAAAGTTGATTTTCCCCTCTATTATAGATGTTTTTTATTTAATGAAAAATTAATTATTTTGACCAAATTTTCAATTTCAGGATAGAATATAGGAATAAATTGGGATATGGATATGTATATAAAATGAGAATATTGATAATGATTGAGAATAGTGAAAATAGTGAAAATATTGAGAGATATTGAAAATATTGAGAATAGTGAAAATATTGAAAATATTGAAAATATTGAAAATATTGAAAATATTGAGAGATGGGGGTGCCCAGTCCAATCCTTTATATACCTCAACCTCCCCTTCTCCTCTTTTTTATACTCGATTCGTATAGATACTCACCATAGGAAAATCCATATTGTCTTATAATAAAAAATATGATATAATTAATATATACTAAAGGAGAATATTACTATAAACTAGCAACTTTACTAGTCCAAAGAGAACAGAAAATGATTAAATCAAATGCCCTGGATACTATGTCTATTACTTCAATGATAATGAAGCTGTGCGAGCGATAATAGAAGAGTTCAAAAATAAATAATCTATGGGAGAATTCAAAATGAAAACAGTAGCAAATCAAAAAATAATAAAAATAGTAAAAGAAAAATGCGGCGAGGGGAATTTATATACAGCTATTAATTTATACGCCCTGCAAGAGGCTATGCAAAACCTGAAAGGAGAAGCATTGAAACTATGGTTATATTTAGCTAAGAATCAAAATAACTACTCTCTAGCTTTAAGCCAAAAGGATGCGGCTGAGTGGGGAATAGGTAAAGATAGTTATTATAGAAGTATATCTAAATTAGAAGAGCTAGGATATCTTCAAAAAATTGATAATAATAGTAATATATACACATTTTATGAATATAAAGAGTGATATTATCACATTTCGCATGAATTTTATACTGTCATCAATTGAAGTTTCTCAAATTGCGAAAAATTTTTCTCAAATTGCGAAAAATTTTTCTCAAATTGCGAAAAAAAATTCTCAAATTGAGAAAAATTTTTCGCAAAACCAGTAGAGAAATAATACAATATATTACAAATAATATATAAATATTAAAAAAATATTACAGGCGCCGCTCCCCCCCCATCTCCCCACAGAGTGATAGCCCCGCAGTTAAGAGTGCGGTTCAGTAAATAGTGGAGTCACTTGCCTGAGGCTACGAAGGCAAGTGAAACGTAACAGAGTACCTTCACACCCTGAACCCGCTCTTCTTTTTTTTTCTTTTTCTCTGGTCTTGAAAAATTGGCGTTAGCCAATTTTTCGCTGCTTTTCCATAATTTAGGAAAAATGGAAAAATATGGAAGCGGCTCTAATTGTTTGAAAAAATGCCATAAAGAGGGATATATGGAAGTTCGTTTATTGCCGCAAAATCCTGCGGCAACAAACCGATCGTTAGGTAGGGGATGAGAGGGAGTACTGATAAATGGCTTAGGTATGCGGGTTTATGGGAAACACGGGTTTTAGAGCAAAGGGACGAGAATGCGGAAAAAGTTTCTATATATGGATAATTTTGGAAGTTCGGTTTGAGGCTAGCTTCGCGCCGCCCTCAAACCGCTCAAGCCTTTTGTGCAATTTGCACAAAAAAAGATATGGGAATAATTCCCATATCAGTTACTTTATTCCCTTTTACTTATATCAATTATAAAATCATCGGGATTGACAAAAATTTGAGTAATTGTAATATTTTCATCATATTCAAATTCTTCTATTGTGAGTGCTTTGCTAAAATTCGTTATAGTATATATTATTTCTGCGTGTTGACCACCATTTGGAAAACAGATAATATAACCGTTCATTTCTTCTCTATCACTCGATAGAAGATAAAAATTTCCCTCATCATCTATAAATCCACTACTTTCTAATAAATCAAATTTTTTGTTCAGTTTTATATCTGTCATATTAACTTTTATCATATATAACAACTCCTTTTTTTCTCAAGGGGAGTATATACTCCCTTTCCGCTATTTACTATCATTCCGTCTAAACTTTAAATCTATTGAATACTTTTTACCTTTATATTCAAAATTTATCTGTTTCTGCGGGTTGATAATTTCAACATTGTCAGTATTCATTAAATCATTTTTTAGTGCGGTTGATATAAAATCAATTAATTCAATTTTATTACTATCAATTTTTTGTGTGCGTGTTGCCTTTCGTCCGTACCCATTAACAACAGTTACAACCTTTGCACAATTCTTTAAGTTTTTAATAGCTTTTTTCTGCTCTGCGGTTAAATCGTCTTCAGCTTGCTTAGTAGTCATTTTATCAACTTTTTTATCATATTCAATGATGTCTAAAGCTTCTTGCTCTGTGCAACCTAATCTTTCAATTAGGTTGCACACTTGGTTGTTTTGATTATTCATCAACTTCAACCTCTGTGGTATCTTCTACCACAAGGCTATAAACCGATGACTTTTTGTCTTTAGTATTCTTTACTTTACCTTGTGCCACAAGCTCCGTCAATCTCGGTGTTAACTTTGATGTTGTATACTCATAACCTAAAGCTTTAACAATATCAGTAACTTTATAAAGCATATTTTCTTCCATAACCGATAGAATTTCATTCTCAATGCTGATAAACTCTTCATTCGTCTTTTTAGCTTTGCTACCTGACTTTTTAGTTAACAACTCAATTTCGTGATTTGCAAAATCAATAAGCTCTGTTGCAGAATTGTCTTCAACATTTTCTAATACTTCAATAATTGCCTTGTACATTTCTTTCTTTGTTCTTGAAAATTCCATAATTTTACCAAACCTTTCTTTTTTTAAAATATTGTTTATTAGTTTCTGTAGGTGTTTTACAAGGTTTTATTCCTACAACTTGCGGTACGGACACTTTAGTGAAATGAGGTTTTCTCTCATTCACTATAATCATTATATCATACTTTTTTGCAAAAGTCAATATACTTTTTTAATCTTTGTAGATATTGCCTAAAAGTTTAAACGGGAAAAAGATATTTTGTATATTTTTTATATTACCCTTTTTTTCTAATACTTTAGTTAAAATTTGGGCTTCAATTTGAGCATCACTTAATGCGGTATGGTCTTCTATAAATTCATTATCTTTAAATAAGTATCTATATACAATTTCCGCCCCTGTTCTATAATTACCAGCTTCTGAAACATACTCATTATCAACACAAAATTGTTTATATCTGTCATTGTTAATAAGATATTTACAACATAATCCCCACAAATCAATTATATCATTTTTCATAGGTTTACCATTTTTCAGTTTATCACCAAAATTTACAGTAACATATGTAACTTTTTCATAATATCTATCTAAGGTATTATTATATAATGACTTTATATATTCTGCGGTTTTCTTAATGGCTCGATTATCAAAAGCACTATTGTAAGCTACCATACATTCACACTCTTGCAAATCAGTTTGTATCATATTCATAATATTATTCCAACTGTCCGCAACTAATTTACCCTCTTGAATGGCTTTTAAATATCCGTCATATTTATCGCTAAAAAATGCTTTACTCATCATAGGTTTATTGTAAAATATTTCTTGTACAACTCTATTAACCTTTTTATATACCACTCCTTTTTTATCCACTATCACATATCCGATATCATATACCATAGGGAATATCATACCATTAGTATCAACTCCCTCTATAAATGGTCTTGTTGTTTCTGTATCTAATACCATATACTTTTTAATTTTTCCCAAATTATACCAACTCCATTCTATTTTCTGTAATTACATATTTTAATTTATAGCTTTTTAGTATCTCTTTAATTGCGGCTGTTTGGTCTTTAGTTTTGCAATATACAAAGAATACTTTGTTATAACTATCAACTATTGATAATTCGCTATAGGATAATTTACTATTATGCAATAAGGCTCTAATATCATTTATGTTTTGCTTTGCGGTAAATTCAATTTTCCATAGTTTAGTTTTTTGTTTTTTTTCTTCAAATAACTTTACTATAAACACTCCTATAACATTACAAATGAATGTTATTAAACATTTTTCCCATAGGGGAAATTCTGCTACAGTATAAATTAACATCACATTATAAAAAGCAAAATATCCACCACTCAATAAACTTGCTAAACCTTTTCCGCCTTTAACAGTTAAAATTGTTCTAACTGTAGAAAACACCACATTAACAATGCTTAAAGCGGTAAAAAATAATAAAAATTTCATATATCCAACTCCTATATTTATATTACAGATGTTTTACAAGATTTAATTTCTGCAACTTGCTTGACTAACACATATTATATAGGTAACTCCTTTCCTTTACCTTACATATATTATTATAGCACATAATAGGCAAAAAGTCAATACTTTTTTATAAAATTTTTAAAATTTAAACATTTTATCTAATAGAAATGAAATAAATATCATCTCTTTAGTATAAATTGCACAATAAATTAACTACAATTGTAAATAAAGCAAAGAATTTATGCAATACAGAGAAATTTTAAGCGGTTTTCACAGTGGTATTGTGCATATTGCACAACACTTCCGCATTTTTGGGAGATATGTAAAAATATGGAAATGGTGTCAAAATATGGAAATTTTTCCTTATATAAGTAAAAATGTAAACTCGTTTCAAAGACTAAATCTCCGGCGTCTTTGAAACGCTCAAATAAAAAGAGAGGTGGGGAATACTCCCCACACTCATTATACACCGAAAGTTTTATATAAATGTTCTTGATATGCTTGTTGGAATTCATAATATTCTTTATCTAATTCTGGGTATACTCTGCTATTATGTGCTTTTAAAAATTGAGCTATTAAACCATTATTATAAACTTCACAAGAGATTAAACTTTTATCTATATCATTTTTCTTACGGATAAATACAATATTTGTATATTCAGCAATTATCGCATCTACAAATAATCTACCTATACAATTCTGTTGTTGTCTTCCCTCATTTATCATATCTTCTATTGTATGCGGTATAACTGTGATAAATTCATCTGTTTCAAAAAATAATTTATCTTCATTGCGAGTGGCTTTTTGTGTAAATCTTGTTGCTCTGTTCTTTCGCTTCCAATCTTGAGCTATTATAGCTAAATGGTAAAAATTAGTTTTATTATCTACAATTCCTGTTTCATTAAACATTTCTATAATATCATCAATATAAGAAATTAAATCATTATATCTTATAATCTCAAAAATCCTATCACAATTTATCCATTTTTTTATTAGATTAAAATATGGTGATGTGTTATAATCTTGACGAAGAATATAACGCACTATTTCAATTGCAGAATAAGTCTGACTATCTTTTATTCCCCATTGCATACTATAATCTTCCATTTTCTTTGTTTGTATTTCTTGTAATATTTCAGTTAGATATGCATTTTCAATTTGAATATGTTTTTTTGTACAATACTTTAAAAATTTTTCAACAGTTTCAAATTGTTCTAACATATCCAATACTGCCCTTACATAATCTATGGTTACATTGACCGCACCTAATTTATCCGCTATTAATAAATAATTTTGGCGTCTTCCATCTTCTTTTTCAATTTCATTCAAAATTATAAGAATATTTAGTGTTGAGATATTACCAATTCTTGTATTCGGATATTTTCTACACCCTCTTACACAATAACAATCTGCCATAAAACAAGGTGGGGTATTCATTTTTAATTTTTTTTGTGTTTTAGTATTTCTCCATATTCCGCTATTAATATCAAACGAATATTGATTACCTCTGTTGTTAGTATAAATAATATACTGTTTATCCTTTTTAATTTCCATAGTTAAATACCTCTCTCTTTTTTTTAATATATAATCTGTTCTCTTCTTGATTACATACTTATTATACCACAGAAAAATAAAAAAGTCAAGATATTTTGATACAAAATAGCAATATACATAAAAATAAATGCGGATTTCGGGATATATATGTACATTATGACGGAGCGTTAAGAATGTTAAAATTTTGCTTATATAGTAAAATGTGGAAATTCGTTTTGTTGGCGAAATGCCGCCGCCAACAAAACGGCTAATAAAATAGAGATGAGTTTCCCCATCTCTACTACTTACTATTACCACCGAATAGTTTGTTTGTCGCTCGATATTTCACATTCCCCTTTGGTTAATTCTTCTACTAATTGTAAAAAATGTTTATATTCTGAAGATTCATCATACTCGTATATATATTCTCCTAAACCTTGAACAATTGCTTTAGCAAGCTTTTCTAATTCTTCATTATCATCATATAATCCAAACTTGATATTTTCCATTAAAACATCGTCATTATTTGTAATAAATTTAACTTTAGATTTATGCTTGTTAGACTTTTGTAAGCAATTTTTTGAACAACTACAACCAGCTTTAGAACAACATTGCGTTTTACAAAGAGAAGTCTTTTTTTCAAACATTGTTTGACCATTTCCACTATTCATATTCATATTATCCTCACTTTCGCTCTTTTCTGCTTCAAGTATTTTCATTCCATAAGTTACATCTTCTGCAGTTTCACCATAACCATATCCAACAAATGGAATTTTTTTATCAGTTAAAGCATTACATATATCTGTAAAACAGTTTCTATCTTTAGTTTCAATTACATTTTTGTTATCTTCCAACTGAACATTAAAACCATTTAATACCTTTGTTAATTCTTCTCTTGCGTTTACCATAATTCAACAACTCCTTAAATATTTTTTTAATTTTAAATTAATTTTTTTTACCATTCAAATGTAGTACAGCAATTAAATACCTCGCAATCACCATCAGCAACAGTATATATCATTTCAACAATATGTTGATACTCTTCATAAGTATCAAAATAACAAACATAATTGCCCTTACATTTAATAATATTTTTTATGAATTTTTCCAATTCTGGATTATCTTCATAAGTTTCGTCGATAAGTTCCTCTTTAAGTATCCTTACACAATGTGGTCTTACATTAAATTCCACTGAATGCTTTTTTTCTTCTGTCATAATTCAACAACTCCTTAAATATTTTTTTAATTTTACCATTTTACTGTATCATTACCGAACCCATCTGCCCAATCTAAACCGCAATCATTTTGTAACCCCCTTTCCTTTATCTTACATACTTATTATAGCACATATTTAGTAAAAAGTCAATACTTTTTTATTCAAAATAGCAATATATATAAAATAAAACAGCGGATTTTGGGATATATTAGATATATTGCACAACGCCATTGCTATGTTAAATTTTTCCATTTATATAAGAAAATGGAAACTCGTTTTGCACGCAAAATTCTGCGCGTGCAAAACGCTAAAAGTAAAGAGTGGAAATTTCTTCCACTCTGTCCATTATTTAGATTTTGGTAGCTTTACTACAAAAATCATCTTCAAATACTTCTTTGCATTTATCATTCCAATCAACAACATTAATATTACAATATCCACAGTTTTTATTTAATGCCGAGTCAAAAGCAGTGAAACTATAATGCATACAATCTTTGCACTTGATGACTTCGACAAAATCTGATTTATTTTTAAATCTACCACAAAAACTTGCGAAACATAATATTTCATCATCACAACTATTATAGTGTATACAATCTTCACAAGTATTCATCATTCAATCTCCTCGAGCCAATATTTCTTTCTACAATCTTCACAATAATAAATACTACATTGTGATTTATTACTTAAATTTGCATCTAAAGCACAAGGAGATATTTGAGAAAATCCATCTTCAGCTATTTTTGTGTTCGGAAACATTTTCAAAAACTCACTTTGTCTTGTCTTTGGCTGGTGCTTATCAATCCAATCGAGAATTATTTTGTTTGCTTTGTTAATCTCGTCTAAAATGTTTGTTCTGCTATAAAGACAACGAATGTTACAAATAGGTCTAATCGGGCATTCCGCACATTCTTTAGCTGTATCACATATTTTCAATGTATCATAAATCATAGCTTTTCTATCCATTAGTTTAACTCCTCTTCATAGTAATTATTAATTTTAATTCTCAAATCTTTTAAACATTCATCACATAATTTAATATTTGCTTTTGGATATTCATTGAAACGAATTGTATTAATTTCATCAAATAATTGATTACATCCAACACACAAATGTTTTGTTTTTAAAATATTCACCATTCTATATCAACTCACTTTCTTGATAATACCCCTACAATTACAGGAACAACTGTAACCATATAATAAGAAAATAACCTATCTTTTAAACTAACCGCCAAATTTTCCTTTCCATATTTCTTACAATCTTTATGGTATGCAATTAATATGTATAACAGTATCATTCTTTACCAACTCCTTTAATTTCTTCCCGCTCTTATCATTATATTTTCCTCCTTTCGGAGGGCTGATATTCAGCCCTCCAGCTCTTCTATAAATCCTTTAAAATTTTGCCAACCTGTATGATAGAATAAAACCGCTTCCATAGTTTCTATATTATGTCCGCCTATCATTACCGCACCTCTAATGAAATCCTCAGTGGCAATTCCCATTTCTACCAAATAATCCCACATCTCATCTGCACTTTGAAGAACATTTTCATTTACTTCATTCTCTAAAAATTCGTCTTCCATTTCATCAAGAAGGTTGTAGTAGTCATCTTCAATATCAATTCCATTTTCAAAATTTCTTGAAAATTCAAGTGATATTTCATCTTCCATACCTCTTCTTGAAATAATATCGTTTACCATTTGTTCTTGTGTCATCATATCGACAACTCCTCTCTTTTATTTACTATAGTCATTATACCATATATATATACATTTGTCAATACCTTTTTGAAAAATAATTTAAATTTTTTTTTGATTTGTGAAATATCACCAAACTTTTGCCGTAAAATGTGATAATGTTTGTATATAATGCACAAATCCGCATTTTGGGATTATTGGTAAAGACTGGAAGCGTTTCCAAAAGCTGGAAATTTTCCCTATATATGGAAAAAGTGAAACTCGTTTTGTGCGTTAAAATTCAGCGCGCACAAAACGCTAAAGGTATGAGCCATTTCTTCTCATACCCTTAGCGTTATTTTGGTGAAGATTTACTGTGCGTGTTTGTCCGCTATAAACTCTTCAAAAGTGTTATAGCCTGTACAGATGTACAAAATAAGCTCCATAGTTTCAATTATATTGCCGCACGCCTCAGTCATTCTATTAATATCTCTCGCAGTAGTAAGACCAGTTTCTATAAGGTAATCCCTCATCTCTCCCAAAAGTCTTGAGATGGGAATAAAGTTATCCTCATTGTCATAGTATCCGTCTAAATAGATGATGTGCATAAAATTCATTTCAGTATGTGTCATAATAAACAATCTCTCTTTTATTAAATTAATGGTTCGTAGCTCTTCTTGACTACACCTATATTATATCATAGAGAAAAATATTTGTCAATAGATAAAATAAAAGTTTGTATAATCTATACAAGAATACGGCTCGAAATATCAATTAGTTTGTGCAATATGCACAATCATAGAGGAAATTACCATAATATGGAAATGCTTCCAGAATGTGGCAAATTTTCCCTATATATCAAATTGGTAGAAAAGCCATTAATTGGCTTTTCTTACCACTTCACTATCCACTATTTGCCATTCCCGCATATCATCTTTGGTATTACCAATTTTTACCTTTACTGTATCGCCTTTACCAACACTGCTATTTTTGAATTGGTACAATTGGTCATATATGGAAATGGTAACTATTCCCTTTTCTACCTTTAACGCTTTTCTCGTGTACTTTGTTCTTGTTGCCTCATATCCCACAACCGCAAAACTACCTATCACCAACAAAACCGCTATAACTTTTTTCATATCTATACACTCCTTAAAATTTAATTTGTTGAGCGGATTAGCTCCGCTCTTTGATTACTTATACAATACTATCAAATATTATTGATTTATCTTGGCTATCAATCACAATATACATTAAACATCCGTCAATGATAATGTCTATATCATTGTATCCGCTTGGCAATGCATAGTCATTAAATTTATAATATTCACACCAACACAGATTATCTTTTATTCGTTCAAGCTGGTTATTATTTAATCTAATTTCACATTCTACAGAAGTGAAATTCTCAATGGATACATCACTAAACCTAATGCCTTTAAAAGCTAAATTGCTATTGAATACTTCCGATACTGTAAAAATACTCATTTTTATACACCTCTTAAAATTTAATTTGTCGGGCGGATTTAATCCGCCCTTGATTTTTACCATATTAAATATATATAAGTATCATTCCATACTACCATATATTCCCTGTCTATCTGTTCAAATACTACAGTATCACGATGTAGATTAATTCCATTTTCTAACAAATAGATATCAAGTCCGTCATTAGATTTGTCCAAAATGTGAAAATTAAATTTTTTCAAAATTTCATTTTTTATCGTTTGCGTGTTGTAGTCATAAGTTGCAAATATTAAAATGTGCGGCTGTTCCTCATCTGTTAAAACTGTGCGTGTGTTGTCTGTTAGATACCTAACTAAGTTTAATAATGTTGTCATTTTAGAAACACTCCTTAAAAAAATTTTTTTGTTTGTGTGGCTCTGTCCTAACCACAATTAAATAATAACATACTTTTAAACATTTGTCAATACATTTTTAAAAAATAATTTTGAAATTTTAATACTTTATATACATTACACAAAATAAAATATAAATATAATAATTCTTTTATGCATATTGCACAGGGGGGGTATAAAAAAGGATTTTTTTGGAAAAAATAGAATAGGCTGGCGGGTGGCTCCCAATTCACGCACCAAAATGATTCTCATTTCTATCAAAATGATTCTCATTTCTATCAAAATTTGACTTTTCTAAAAATTTTTGATAAAATAACCATAAAGGAGGACAAAAACAATGCAATTTTTAGATTATTCAATAACTTCTTTAGAAAAAAGAAAAGAAATAGTTAATTCAATTTTAAAAACAGAAAATTATAATTTAGAATCTTTAGCTACTTATCTTATATCACCTAAATTAGAAAAACAAGAGAAATTAATTCTTACAGATAGCAGAGAAAGTACTATAAATAAACACGAAACGTCTTATGAGGGTTTAGTTAGTAAATTAGAAGGTGGAGAAGACACACTCTATCACATGGAGGCGCATAACAAAAACATCATCCTTCATCCTAAAAAAGTATTAAATAAAAAAGAAATAGAGTCAGATAAATTTACAAAACAGATTTATGAAAGTGCGCAGAGTCTGAAGGAATGGATAAAAGAGAGAGAAGTATCTGAGTTACAGAAGAGAATGCTGAAGAAGGCTGTAATAGAGTTGTATAAAGATATGTACACTGCATGGTCAAGCGCGCATCCAATAGTTAATATGACACAATGTTATCATAGTAATGCGGCTATATCACTAGAGGGGATATCATTTGCGGATCCGTCGGTTGTAGAAGCACTATTATGTAATTATAATGTACTGCGCGGGAGTAGGGGAAGAATTGCGGCAGACCTATGGTATATCTATATGGACTTTGCGGCGTTGCTGGATAGAGCGTTGATAGGGAGACCTATTTATAGGAAAATTGCGAATTTGAAAATAGAGGGTCTATCTAATGAAGAAGTACAAGTAAGATTGCGGACGGAAGATAATGTTGGATACACAAAGGAATATATTTCTACTTTGTGGAGATCTAAATTGCCGATTATTATTGCGGACACCGCGCGCAAAGAATATACAGAATGGTTGTTGACATATAAAGTAAAAGCTAAAGTTAAACAATGCACCTGTTGCGGAGAAATTAAATTAGCTACTACAGATTGTTTTTCTAAAGATAAAAGTAAAAAAGATGGACTTTATACAATTTGTAAAGAGTGCAGAAAGAAAAAGAATAAAAAATAAGAGGAAGGAAAATAATGGGAGTAGAGGGAAAGAAATATTGTGAGAAATGCGGGACACTGTTTGATCTTAAGAATTTCTATAGTTCTAATAATTTAGAGAGATTTCCTGATGGAAGAGTGAATAAATGTAAGAAATGCTGGACTATGCATGTAGATAATTGGGATCCAGATACATTTTTACCGCTATTAGAAGAAGTTGATGTTCCTTATCTGCCAGATGAATGGAAGAAAATTATAGATAGATATTTAGAGAATAATAAGACAATTTCTGGTACTACTATAATTGGAAAGTATTTGGGACAGATGAAGTTGGTACAGCATAGACATGAACGCTGGGCAGATACAGAAATATTAGCAGAAAAGAGAAAAGAAACTATTGAAAAAATGTTAGAAAATTCTAACTTGACAGATGAGGAAAAAGAGGAGTATAGGAATAGAAATATATTAGGAGAAAGACCTGAAGGTTATTTAACTGACGCTGATTTGCGGGTTCCTAATGAACATGACGTCTCAGAAGCGATGCGCGAGGAGCTGCGCAAGAAAGAGCCAAAAGTAAGATATGTAACTAATAAAAAAGGTAAAATAGAAGCTATTACTATTGGAGAGGAAAAAACTGGAACAGAAGACGCGGATAGTGAGATTTATGCGGCTGAGGAGGTTGGATATACACCTCAACAGACTTTAGATGAAGATGATATAAACATTCTCAATGAATTAACAGAAGAAGATAAAACTTACCTTAAAATACAATGGGGTAAAAATTACAGACCGAGTGAAATGGTTCAATTAGAAAAGTTATATCAAGAAATGCTTCAGTCTTATGATATCCAAACCGCAGGACATAAAGACACATTAAAATTAGTTTGTAAAGCATCTTTGAAAACAAATCAATTAATGGATATTGGAGATATAGATGGCGCGCTGAAGGCTAGTAGAATGTATGATTCACTTATGAAGAGTGGTAAATTCACCGCCGCGCAGAATAAAGCAGAAACAGGTGAAGCAGTTGATAGTATTGCAGAAATAGCCTTATTATGCGAAAAAGAATATGGATTTTTACCATCTTATTATGATGGAACACCTAAAGATTGCGTTGATCAGACTCTTGAGGATTTAAAAAGATATACTTATAATTTAGTTACTCAAGAACAAGGATTAGGTGGAATGATTGAACAGGCTTTAAGATCAATGCAGAAAGAGTCGGATAGAGAATTGGCTATAGATAATTTTGATGAATTAGATGAGTTAACAGATCAAGAATATAATGAATTTAGAGATTTTGTTGATCAGCAATTAGAAGAAGATGAGATTGTAAAAGAAGAGGGGAATGATAATGGCTCTAAATGATTTATTAAATTTATCTAAAGATAAAGAAAAAATAGGAATGTCAGAGGAAAGACTTGCGGCGATGCTACCTGTAGCTAAGGAATATGTGCGGTTTTGGCGCGACTATCCAGATCTATTTATTGATTTTTTATCTAAAGGAACAAATTTCCATATGTTTTATTATCAAAGAGTGTTTTTGCGGGCTGCCGCGCGACATAAATATTTTTACTCTGTTTTCCCTAGAGGATACAGTAAATCTTTTTTAGTCGTTATGATATGTATGATTAGATGTGTATTATATGCCGGTTTGAAAGTATTTACTACATCTCCTGGTAAAGCTCAAGCGAGCGCTATTATAAAAGAAAAAGTAGATGAAATATGTACTATGATACCTGCATTTGCCAGAGAGATAGATAGAGGTAAAGGTAAAACAATTGAAACTAAAGATTATTGTCAATATATATTTAAAAATGGTTCTTATTTTGATAATATTGCGGCGGTTGAGAAAAGTAGAGGTAAGCGTAGACATGCTATGGTAGGAGAAGAGTGCGCTGGTATAGATGGTAAAATACTATCAGAAGTTCTAATGCCGATTTTAAATATTGCGCGCAACCTTCCTAATGGTGAACATTATGATGAAGAGGTAACTAATAAATCTCAAATCATGATTACCACTGCCGGTTATCGCAATACTTTTGCTTATGATAAATTAATTCAAACTTTAGTTTGGACAATTGTTAAGCCAAATGAAGCTTTAGTAATGGGAGGAACATGGAGAATTCCTGTTCTTATGGGACTTCATTCTAAAAGTTTTATTGAAGATTTAAAATCTGATGGTACATATAACGAAGCCTCTTTTAACCGTGAATATGAAAGCTATTGGACTGGAACTGCCGAAGATTCGTTCTTTAACTATGAACTCTTTGAAAAACATAGAAGTTTAGCTATTGCGGAATATGAAGCATTATCAACTCCATCCAAGAATAGTTATTATATTATTAGTGTTGACGTAGGTAGAAAGGGATGCGAATCTGTTGCTTGTGTATTTAGAGTATCTCCTAGTCCGAAAGGCGCAGCTTTAAAATCATTAGTAAATATTTTTACTTATCAAGATGAACATTTTGAAACACAAGCTATTAATTTAAAAAGAATATTTATTAAATTTAAAGCAAGAAGAATAATTATAGATGGTAACGGTCTGGGCGCGGGTTTGATTGACTATATGGTTCAATCTCAGATAGATCCAGATACTGAAGAATTATTACCTCCTTTTGGTATTGATAATGATACTGAAGGATTTTATAATAAATTCAAAACACCCGATTGTATCAAAGATGCAATATATATCATCAAGGCTAACTCAACTATTAATACTGAAGCTCATTCGAACGCGCAGACACAAATATCTTCTGGAAAAGTTAAATTTCTTAAAGATGATAGAGAAGCTAAATTAAGATTACTATCGACTAAAAAAGGAGAAAAGATGACTCCAGAAGAAAGAGAAAGATATTTGATACCTTATGTAAATACTTCTATACTGCGCGATGAGATGATGAATTTGAAGCAAGAAAATGAAGGGATTAATATTATACTAAAACAAATTAACAAATCTATTCCTAAAGATAAATTTTCGTCATTTGAATATGGATTATATTATATTCGTATAACCGAAGATATTAAGAAGAAGAAGACTTTTAATGCTAAAGACTTCTTACTAATGAATTAAAAATTTTTGGGACAAAACTGTTAATTTTAAAGTAAATAAAACACATTTAATAATGTAAAGGAAAATTGGGGGTGATTTTTTGAGGAGCAGTCGTGGAGAAATTAAAATTGCTGAAATATTAGATAAATATGATGTACCTTTTAAAGAAGAATTTATTTTTCAGGGTTTAAATAGTAGTAACGGTCGCCCTCTGTAGCCTCAGATTTGACTTCGCGATATTTGATGATGATGGAAATCTTGATTATCTTATAGAATATCAAGGTAGACAACATTATCAAGCAGTAAGCAAATTTGGCGGTAAAAAAGGTCTATATCAGCAGAAACATAATGATGATCAAAAACGCAGATTCTGCGCACTAAATAATATAAAACTTGTAGAAATTCCTTTTACAGCATATGATTATATTACTTATGATTATATTATGGAAAAAGCTGGTTATAAAGAATAGAGGAGGTGTATAATGGAAGATAACGATATAAAAAGTATTCTACCTAAAAGAGAACATTTAGACTTTAAGAAAATTAAAGTAGATGGAAGAACTTTGGATGATGTCAGCTTAAATATAAGAACTATCTATGAACGAGTAAATAGACTTAAGGCTGACAAGAAAAGAATTGTTCAATGTTTAGGAGATAAGAATATTCCTTCTCTTAGAGCTATATCTGAATTTTATTATGACACAGACAGTCTTTATAGACACGCAGTAGATTTTTTAGCAACCTTATTTAGATTTGATTATTTTGTTTTTCCTAATATAAAAGAAGAAGAGAAAAAGAATTTAAATAAAGATAAGCTATTGAAAGATTTTTTTAAGATACTTAACATTCTTGATGAGTCAAATATTAAAGATAAATTGGTTAGAATTACAACTGAAGTATTAAAAAATGGAAGCTATTATGGTTATATTATCCCAGATAATAAAAATTGCATTGTTCTCCAAGATCTTCCACATAAATACTGTCGTTCGCGCTATAACTATAACGCACGTCCAGCTGTTGAATTCAATCTTAAATATTTTGATGAAAATTTTAGTGATTTTAATTACAGAATGAGAGTTCTTAAATCAATGCCTGAAGATTTTCAAAAGGGTTATATACTCTGGAAAAAAGGCAAACTTCCGCCTGATCGCGCTGGCGCAGGTATAGGATGGTATTTATTAGATCCAGAATATGCAGTAAAGTTTAATTTAGACAATACTGATATTCCATATTTAGTAGATGCCATTCCAGATATACTAGATTTACATGAAGCGCAAGAGGTGGATAAGAAGAAAGCTCTTCAGCAGCTTATGAAAATCATTATACAAAAATTACCTATTGATAAAAACGGTGAATTAGTATTTGATTTAGACGAAGCTAGAGATTTGCATTCCAATGCGTGTGCTATGCTTAAAAATACATTTGGAGCTAATGTCTTAACAACATTTGCGGACATAGCTGTTGAGGATTTATCAGACTCTAGTGCTGAATCCCGCGATGAGAATTTAAGAAATAGTGAAAGAACAGTTTTTGATTCTCTTGGTATTTCTCAAAGTATTTTTAATGCAGAGGGAAATTTATCTTTAGATAAATCTATAACTCACAATGTAAATATAATGCGAACTTTATTAATTCAATATCAATGGTTTTTGAAATTAGCATTAAAGAAAATAGTATCTAGTAAATATAATTATGAAGTTAAGATATTGGAAACGACAAGTTATAATTATCTTGATCTATCTAAACTTTATAAAGAACAAATACAGTATGGTTATCCTAAGCTATATCCGCAAATAGCATTAGGTCATACACAAAAAGAATTATTATCAGAATTGTATTTTGAAAAAGAAGTTTTAGGAATTAATGAAATTCTTACACCCGCAGCTTCAAGTAATACTATGTCTGGTAAAGATTTAAATAGCTCTAAGAATAATCCTAATGCGCCTAAAGAAGAAAAACAGGCTGGGAGAAAAGAATTACCTGATGATCAAAAATCAGATAAGACAATAAAAAATATTGAAAGCAGTAGTTAAGGAGAATAAAAATGAATACTAGTACAAGAGTTCCTGGAACTGTAGAATTTATTAATATCACTCCTGTAAATCCGCTAATATCTAAATGTTTAATAAAAGTATGCTATGTTGGTGATGAACCTAATAGAAATAGAAGTATTATTACTAAAGAAGTAGCTAAACAAATTGCGCAATCTCTGCCTGGAAGTCCAATAGTAGGACACTTTAGTAAAGAAAAAAAAGATTTTGAGGAACATAATAGAATTATCACAATAAAAAATGGACAAATAGAATTCACTACCGATACTGTTCCTTATGGTTTTGTTGATATGAATGCTAAAGTATTTTTTGAAAAATATGATGATAATGGTACTGAGCATGAATATTTGGTTACTGAAGGATATATTTGGACAGGTCAATTTCCAGAGGCTGAAGCTATTATAAAAGAGGGTAGACCGCAGTCTTTGGAGTTTGATGATTCCGAAGAAACTTTAGACGCTGTTTGGACAAAAGATGAATATAATCGTAATCAATTTTATATTATCAATGAAGCAGTAATATCTAAACTATGTATATTAGGTGATGGTGTTGAACCTTGTTTTGAAGGCGCATCAATTACAGCTTTTACTCTTGGAGAAGAGTTTAAAAATACTGTTTATGAACTAATTGCGAAAATGCAGAAAATGATAGAAGGAGGACAGGAAATGGAAGAGATTAAAAAAGAAGATCTTGAATTTGCGTGTGGCGGTGCAGAAGGCGAAAAGAAAGCTGAAGACCCCGCAGTTAAAAAAGAAAATCCTGAAGAGTCAAAAAAAGATGGCAAATGCCCTGAAGAGTCAAAAAAAGATGGTAAATGCTCCGAAGGAGATTGTTCTGATAAAAAAGATCCAAAAGATAATGCGTGCGGCGCTAAAAAATATAATTTAGAAGAAGTCGTAGAATATACTGAACTATTAGAAAAATATAATACATTAGAAAAAGAATTAAATGATTTGAAAAGTGATTATACTAAACTTGAAAGTTCAAATCAACAACTTACAGAGTTTAAACTTTCTATAGAAAGAGAGCAAAAGAATGATTTAATTAAAGATTTTTATATGTTAGAAGATGCTGATAAGAAAGATGTTCTTGATAACATTGATACATATTCTTATGATGAAATTAAATCTAAATTATGTGTAGTATGTTTTGAAAAGAAAGTTGATTTTTCACCAAAGAAAGATGATAATGAACCAGATGGATTAACATATTCACTCGTAAATCCGCAAGATAATATAACTACAGATGTTCCTGAATGGCTACAGGCTGTAGAGAGTTATAAAAACAATAAAGATAATTAAGGAGGAAATAAATAATGGCTAATAATAATATTAGAGGACAATATCATGGTCAAGTAGAACCTAATAGACTTAGCGGTCAAAAAGGTGGAATGCTTCCAGCTCAATATCCATATACTGAGTCTGCTACAACTCTTGATAATGGACATTTTTGTGTTCTTACTCCTAACAGTTCAACTGGAGCTATTGAAGTAAAGAATGCAACTAATGCAGATAAAAATGCTATGTTAGTATTTAATGAAGTAAAAGTATATGATGAAAGAGAAACTGCAAAAGATTTCTGTCTTGATAAAGGAAAATCAATTGATGGTAAAATTTATCCAAGACTTATTCCAGTTGCAGTAGGCGATGAATTTACAACAACTTATGCTGAAGATAATAATGGTACAGCTCTTGAAGTTAATGATTATTTGAAAATTGAGGCTGGTGTTCCTACTTATGTCGCTTCGGCTTCTAAAGGTAGTGTTACAGGTATCTTACTTCAAGTTGTAAGTAAAGAAACAAATTATCCTGGTATTAACTATGTAGTAGGAGATACAGGTAATTACGCAGTTAAAGTTCTGCGTGTACAATAATTAGAAAGGAGAAAATAAGATAATGGATTACAAAGAACTAAGAAATTTATCAATTGCTTTAGCTAAAGCCGATAGAATCAATCCTACAGCTTATAGCTTTGATAATAAAAATTATTCATATGATGATCTTCAGAATACATTAAGACAAGAGCTTAATAATATTGCTGGTGATTTCTATGCTTTCGAGCAAAATAAAACTACTATCTATAGACTTATCGCTGAGACAGTAGATGAAATTTTCCCTAAGAAAGTTATGGCAAGATATATGGACTTTGCTGAAGTAAGAACAGTTCCGCAAGGTGAGGAAGTTTACTTTACTCGTAAGGCTGGTAAAGATAGAGCTAAGAAACAGTTTATTACTAAAGTAGGTCTTGCAGGTTTATATGAAACATTTAGACTTGGTAAAGAAAAGTTTAGAGTTGAAATGAGTGCTATCGGTGGAAGTGCACAAATCGGTTTGGAAGAGTGGCTTGATGGTAACGTAGATTTCAATGATCTTATGGAAGTTCTTATGGAGGGTATGGATGAGAGAATTTACGAAGAGGTTTGTAAAGCACTTGAATCTTTAGCTTCTATTACTGTTAGTGGCGGTGCTATTACTGGAGCTTCTTTTGATGGTACAAAAGGTAAAAATGGTACAAGAAATAAGGCTATTACAGCTCCTGGTTTCCATGAAGCTAAATTTGATAATGGTCTTCAATTAGCAGATGCTTATGGAAATGGTTCACCTTCTACAATTTATTGTACATATGAGTTTGCGGCTAAAATGCTTCCAACAGATGGTTCTTGGGCTTCTGAGGCTATGAAGAATGCTAAGTGGACAACAGGTTATCTTGGGAACTACAAAGGTCATAAAGTTGTAATTCTTCCTCAATCATATGATTATAATAATAGCGTAAAGAAAATCAATCCTGGATATGTTTATATTATTCCTGGATCAGACAAACCTATCAAATTAGCTTTTGAAGGCGCTACAATCATTGATGAGTTTAAGAATACTGATAGATCAAGAGAAGTACAAATGTACAAGAAATTTGGTATGTGTGTAATCACAAATCCAGGTATGGTAATCTATCTTGATAGTACATTATTTAATCCAACAACTGAAGATTGGAATATGTCTTGGGACGGCACAAGTGCTGTTAACTATTCAGCATTTAAAGTTGAAGTTACTAATACTTCAGTTCCTGTTACAGCTACACCTGCTGCAGGTGCAAAATTTGCTTTAGCAGATAATGCAGAAGTAAAAGTTAAGGGTGGAAACACAGCGGCTGTTTATACAACAACTACTGCTCCATCGGCTTAATTGATTAATATAAGAGAGGGAGTAATCTCCCTCTCTAATAAAACAATGGAGAAAAAGGAGTTATAAAAATGAATACAGTACAAATTAAAAATCGTTCAAATAATATCTGCGTATTAGAAGTACCCGATATGAATTTATCTAGAACTTTTCAACCTAGAGGTGTTCAAGATATTGATTTAAAAGATTTAGAACAATTTATGAGATATGAGCCTTCATTAAAAATTATTTTAAATTATTTTATTATTCTTAATAAAGAATTTGCTCAAAATCTATTACCTACAATAGCAACTGAACCAGAATATTGGATGGAAGATGAAGATATTATAAAGTTATTAAAAGAAGGATCGACAGAAGAATTGTTAGATTTCTTTGATTTTGCACCTTTAGGCGCGATTGATATTCTAAAAACATATTCTGTTGCTTTGCCTGTTACAGATCTTAGTAAAATAGAAATTATCAAAGAAAAAACAGGTCTTAATATTTTACGAGCTATTGAACTTGAAAAGGAATTAATTGAGGAAGAAAATGTAGAAGATTCAATATCTCAAGGCAGAAAACGCAGAGTCCAAAAATAAAGGAGTGATATAATGCCTACTCCATTTCAAAATATATATGAAATGTTTTTTGATAAAATAACAGATGATTTATATTTAGAATTAACGGAAATTGATACTAAAGAAGATTGTCACAGAATGCTTGTAAATGCTATACCTAAATTTGAATTTCCTAAACAAAGTTTGTCTTATGTAGTTAGTTTCACTCCTGGATATGATGATGTTGATAATTCTTATTTTAATAATACATTAACTATGGATGAAAAAAATATTTTAGCTACTTTAATGGTATTAGAGTGGCTACAAAGACAAATTAATTCAATTGAAAATACTGCGCAGAAGTTTTATGGAAATGGATTCAAATTAACATCCCAAGCGGCGCATTTAAATAAACTATTAGCTCTCAAAGAGAGTGTCAAACAAGATGCAAAATACCTTCAAAGATTATATAAAAGGAGAAACATAAAAGCAGATGGGCAAATAGCTTCATCTTGGTCTATGTTTAATACTTATAACTAATGAAAACTAAATATGAAGATTTAAATTTTAATATTTTAACTATTCATAGAGATATAAAAAGATTGACCAATCAACTATGGAAATTAATACCAATGAGGGAAAATAATGAAAATTGGAAAACACAATTAACTATGGTATTAATAGAGATGAAAGGATTACAAGAATTATTTGAAAATAGATTAAATTTTTTAATAATCATTTCACAACTTGAAGGATTATTAAATATCGAATGTGATTTTATTAATTATAGAAGATCTATATTTAATTCTATACATTTATTAAATGAGGTGTTGCCTAATGAATAAAAAACACTCAATAAATCCTGAATATAAAGATGAAACTTTAGAAGAGATTGCGGGTTCTAATGCTCCAATTCATAGTGAAAATTTAGCATCTACTAAAAAATATTGGATTCTAGATAGTGAAGGAAATGTTCAACCTTTATTAAATAATCACGATGAGCAATATGCTTCGACCGCAGGTGAAGATTTCACTGTAGAAAGTGTTATTAGTGAAAACTCTCCTATTCATCAAACATTTCAAATATCTAAAAGAAAATATTGGGTTTATGATGATAATGGAGAACTTCAACCTTTATTAAACACAGATGAAGAACAATATACTTCTGAAGAAGATGAAGATTTTTCTATTTATAAAAAAAGAGTAAGTGCTAAAAGAGAAACTGCTCAATCATATTTAATCAAGCGCAAGAAGAAGACATTAAAAGATGCAATATTACATTCTTACTATGGCGCAAATATTAAAATAATGCCTGATACAACAACTATAGATAGAATACTAATAGTTCCAAAAAGAGAAAATTATGAAGATTTTAGTACAGAAAAAATTATAGATGCATTCTTTACTTCAGGCTTATCCGTAGGTTCTGTTATCTTTTGGATTGCTACTAATAGTTATTGGTTAATATATCAACAAAATGAAAATGAATTAGCATTTTTTGAAGGTTATGCGAAACAATGTAAAAACTATACTATCTCAAGTGCAGTAGGTTCACATTCAACATATGCCGCGATTTCTATGATAGAAGATGCAAAAAATGATATGTTTGATGAAACTTTGTTAAATAGAGATACTTCAATATTAGAAATATATATACCAGATAATAGTAACAATAGACAATATTTTGCTATGAATAAAAAACTAAAAATAGATGGTGAAATTTGGAGAGTACGTTCTGTAAATCATTTTTCTACTACTGGTATTATAAAAATTAAATGTATTAGAAGCTATGATATGACTTCTGAACAGATAGTAGAATTAAATCCAACTCCTTCTACCAATGATAATACTTTAATAGAAGGATCTAATGAGATTGTACCACTTCGTACATATACATATAAATATAAAGGAACAGAAAATTCAAACTGGACAATTTCGTCAAATAATTATATTGAAAAAAATATTAATAATAGAGGAGAATTAGAAATTACATATACTAATTCTAGAAAAAGACAGAATTTTACTATTACATATGGTTCTGCAAGTAAAAATATAATAGTAAAATCTTTATAATGGAGAAAAAGGAGTGAGAATATGCCAAGACAAATTATTGATTTATGGGCAGTACCTAGTTTTATGAATGTAGAAAAAGATTTAGGTATTATATTAGAACGAATAGCTCAATGTCAAGATTTATTAAAATTACTTATTCTAAAAGAAAAATCAACAAATCCTTTAACTGACGATGAAAAAGCAAAGGCTCTTAGTAATGTAAGAATTGTTCCTAGTATAGAAAATTTAAATACTTCATCTGATTCTTATATAGTCGTAGTATTTGATAACTTTATGCCTAATGGAACAAATAGTGAACATTTAAATAAAACTTTACATTTTAATATTATTTGTAATATGGATACTTGGGATATGGGTGATTGTAAATTAAGACCATATAAAATTGCGGGCTATTTAAATATGCTATTTGATCGAAAAAGTTTAGATGGTACATATAATATTAATTTTATGAATGCTAGTAATCTAATTATAGATCAAGAAATAGCGGGTTTGATGTTAAATTATGATGTTATATATTCTAGAGGATCTGATACTTATGATGAGTAAGGTTATAGAATATAATGAATAATTTAGCAGGAATTGCGCAATGTGATTATGATTTTTGCGGCGTAACATTTCATCAACCCACTATAAAAGAAATAGCCAGACTCATTCCAAATGAAGATACTCTATTATTTATTTTAAAACTTTTTACTATTGATTTAATTTCTCTTTTACCAAAAGAAATTATAAATACTGAAGATGTAACTGAATTTAAAGTATTTATTTTTTTATTAACGAATGATACTCAATTTTTAGGAAAAAATAAGAAAAAAGGTTTGTTAAATTTCTTTAAATTAGTATTTCCTAATACTGATATCACTATTGGTGAAAACGAGATAGTTATTTCTAACGAGGAAGAAAATCAAATATGTATTATGGATGATAAAGTTTTTGATAGATTTAAAAAATTAATATATAAGTTTTTTAAATTAGATATATTATTTAATAATGGTGAAGAAGAATTTAAACCTGCGAATGCGCAAGTTGCTGCAATTATAGAAAAAATTAAAAAGGGAAGACAAAAGATTGCAGAACAAAAAGGAGCAAAAGAAAGAACATTGCCATTATTAGATAATTATATTTCGATTCTTTCTGTTGGATTAAAACTTAGTCCTGCGGAATTATCGAATTTAACTATGTATAATATCCTTTCCGATTTTAAGCGTTTCCAAATGAATGAGGAATGGGATATAGATATAAAATGTCGTCTTGCGGGAGGCGATCCAAAAGAGCATCCAGAATATTGGATGACTATGATTTAAAATTAAGGAGGAAAATAATAATGCTATATGGTGTTAGAGAAATATGTGACGTATTTTTTAAAGCAAATTCAGATAGACAAATTGGTGGTAAAACCTTTTCAAAAGGAGATATAGTATGTCACTTTGATACTTTAAAAACTTCAACGCTTGAAGGTAGCTCTACAGTTGTATACGCGCAGGGTGGAAAAGGTAATCCAAGACTAGTAACTTGGGAAGGTGAGCGTGTCGTAACATTTACTATGGAAGATGCGTTAATTTCTCCTATTGGTATTGGTATTTTAACCGGTGCTACAGGTAATGTAGGAAATATTACTACAGATACCGTTGGAGGTTCAATTACTTGGGAGGCAGACGCAGATTTTGTATCATTTACAGGAGCAGGTGCTGAATTTAAAATAAAAACATTTGACCAGGGAGATAAAGTTACTGTAACCTTTAGAAAAGCAACTACTACTTCTTATGAAACTAAAGTTTTAGAAGCAACTGTTAATGAAGCTAAAAGTTCTGATTCATTGATTCTTAAGTTGAATTGGAATGATATATTCGGAACTAAAACAACTGCACCAGACGTTAATTTAGAAGCATATGTTACTTATATAACAAGTGGTAGTTCAACAGCTTCAACTTATAGACATATTACAGTAAAAGCAAAAGGAGTTAATGGTAACGTTTTTACTTGTAGTAAAAACGATATCATGGGTATTGAGTCTGGAACGATATCTATTGATTCTGAAAAAGGACTTGATTTTCAATATGGTAAGTATGATACCTATGGAGATATAACTTCATTTACTAAAATAAATACTGGTTTTGGAGGAAGTGTTACTGTTGGTGAAGAAACAGTTAACATATCTGTTTCAGGGGCAACTCCAACTGAGGGCGGAAATTATTTATTAAGTTTCTATATGGCTGCCAATCCGTCATTAAAAGAATTTAATATTGAACCTGGTGAATTCGGTGGCAACTTCTATATTGAAGGACAAACTTATTTCAGAGGTAAAAATGGTATAGATTATCCAGCAGAGTTTATTATTCCTAATGGTAAAGTTCAATCTAATTTCACATTTACAATGGCTAGTTCTGGTGATCCTTCAACATTTACATTTACAGTAGATGCTCTTGAGGGATATCTACCATGGAATACAAGTAAAAAAATTAATGCTACCATTCAGGTATATGATAATAGTGATACTAGCACAAATATAAATGCTTCAAGTTCTTACAATTTAACAAATGGCAATAGCTATTTTGATGAAGATTTAGAAGATTAATTTATAAAACATAGAGAGGAATAAACTCCTCTCTATTTTTTTTTATCAAAAAGGAGTTGACGAAATATGGGATATATATACTGGTGGCCGCGTACAGAATATAATACTCTAATAAGTAATTTGCAAAACAATATTAATAATTTAGATGGTACAAAACTATTAGAAGTAGCTAAAAATCAATTCTATAAAGGTATTGAACAAAAATATAATACAGCAATAAAAGAAGAAGATTATACAAAAATTATTAATTCCATTATAAGAACAATAAATGGAATGGATAATAATAAAGATGTTAATAACGCTTTTAAAGCTATACAGTCTGATTTTCTACCAGACTATGAAACATCTTATTCATATTTATCTAAACAAAAAGGATATTGTAATGAATTAATAGATCAATCTCAAAGTTCTATAAACGCTCTTTATACAGTGATTAAAACTTTAAACGATTTTGCTCAAGAGGTTCAAACAACAGATTTTAGTAAATATTTTAATTTTCAAGATATGAAAAATGATAAGATTGTAGATATAAATGAAGTTATAAAAATACAAGATAATGTAAAAAATACTTTAAATGAAATGGAAAAGAAGTTAAATAATATATCCACTAAGACTGGAGAGAAAATAGATTTTAATAATTTATTCAATTTAGATCTCAAACAGAATTTCACTAATAAGAAAAATTTTTTAGAGTTTTATAAAACAATTTTTTCTCCATTGACTAAACTATCAGGTAAGGCGTATGAAGCTATTGTGGCAAATACATTATCTAAATTAGATTCGGATTTATTAACTATAAAAGGAATAGAGCTAGTAGGCGATAAAAATAATGAAAAAGGTGATGTTTGGAATAAAAACACCACAGATGTAAAAATGAAAGTAGATTTAGATACTGCAAAAATAAATATTAATCTTCCAGTTTCAACTACCGTTGACCTAAGTATTAAAAAATATCATGAAGGTAAGAAAAATTTCAATCTTGGAATTAAAAGCACTAAATTTGGTAAATTATTACAAATGAGCGGATGGGACTCTACAGATAAAAATAGTTTATATAATTATTTAGCAAATAGAGGAAGAAAAGTATTTCCACCTCCTCCAAAAGGAATACCTAAAACCTTTAAGCAAGTTAGTGGTATGGGTATACGAACTAAAATTGCTCCCATAATAACAAAATTAGCTTTGGTTTCTTGCCTAGCTGGTAGTTTAACCAAAGAAGATACATCTGATATTTTAATAGTTAACGGAAAAGCGTATAGTATTATTGATATTATAATGAATTTTTTTAGCGATGGTAATATGAAAAAATATGTTAAATTTTATTTAAATGGTAAGATAGAAGATTTAAAAGGACAATCTGCTTTATCAACTACATTATTATCAATTCCAGAATTACATAATTCATTCTATCTTATAGGAAGAGGTGAAGGAGATTCTTTAATGGAAATAGCTAGAAAAAGATCCTCAAATTTAGAAAGATTTATAGATAATATTAATATTAATGCAAAACTTGTTATTAAAAAATAAAAATTTGACAAATAAAAAAATTTATGCTATAATATTTATAGAAAGAAGTTAAAAAGAAAAACAAAAACAATTTAGCTTCTTTTTTATTTATACTTATATAATACAGCGGATTCCCGCTAGAGAAAAAGGAGAGTTAAAATGAAATATACAATTATTGAATATCTTCCTATGAAAGATAAAATTAAATTAGTTGAGGAAATTATAGCAGAATTAACTACGGATGAAGTAAATGGAACTTTTATTAATCCTATTAAACAGCGGGCTATCACAATGATATATATAGTTAAAGAATACTGCCCGCAGTTTAAAGAAATATTTGATTCTACTGAAAATATATATGAATTATATGAAAAAGCACAAGAGGTTATAAAATACGCAGATGATCAAGAGAATGATAAATTTCTTTACGAGAGAGAAGAAATTTATTATTACATCGAATCTATGGTGAATAGTATCAATCAATATCAGTTATCATTGCCATATTTCTTAGAGAAGTTTAATAAGAACGCTCTTGAAACCGCAGCTGATTTTGGTCATGCAATAGAATCTCTTAAAGATCCGGATCTTAAAAATATTTTATCAGATTTAAAATCTGTACAAGAATAAGAATATCAACTGTAAAGGACTTATAGAAATATAAGTCCTTTTTTAATTGAGAAAAAGGAGTGGTAATAATGGCAGGAGATAAAAAAATAACTTATACTCTTGATTTTAAAGCTAATACTAAAGATATACAAAAACAGTTAAATAATTTAAGAACAAGTTTAAGTGAAGTTGCAAAAATGGGAAATGCCGGTGTCACAGATTTAGGCGCGAAGAAACAATTAGAAGAAGCGTCTATGGCCGCCATGGATTTGCATAAGCACTTACAAAAAGCTCTTGATCCTAATACAGGAAAACTTGATTTAACAAGATTAAATATGTCACTTAAAAATTCTGGACAAACTGTAGAATTATTTGGTCAAAAATTTAAAAATGCTGGAGATAAAGGACAAAAAGCCATTCTTGAGTTATCAAATGCTATTGTTAATGCGCAAAATTCTACTGTAAAATTAAATGAAATAACTGAAAAATTTGGACATACTCTTATGAATTCTCTTCGTTGGAATATATCTAGTTCTATTTGGAATAGTATGTATCAAGCATTGAATACTGCGGTTAGTTATGCTAAAGATTTAAATAAGACTTTGACAGATATTAGAGTTGTTACTGGAGATAGCGCAGAACGAATGAAGCAGGTTGCTAAATGGGCAAATAAAGCAGCTAAAGATGTAGGAACAACAACTAACGAAATGGCGAAAGCTAGTTTGATTTATAGACAACAAGGTGACTCTATGGCTGAAGCTGCGAAAAAGGCAGAGATTACTGCTAAAGCTGCTAATGTAGCATTTACAGCGAACGCACAAGAAATGTCACAGTATTTAACCGCAATTTGGAACTCTTATCAAGTCGGTGATGATGAGTTAGAATTATATGTAGATAAACTTCAAAAGGTTGGTGCTACGACAGCAACTTCTGCGGAAGAAATGGCTACTGCTTTACAAAAAGTTGGTGCTACAGCTAATACTGTTGGTATTAGTTATGATCAATTATTGGGTGTTATTTCTACTGTATCTTCTGTAACAAGAGAAAGTGCGGAAACTATTGGTACTGCGTTTAAAACTATCTTTGCCCGCATGGAAGATTTAAAATTAGAAGGATCTGTTGATGAAGAAGGTGTAACTACTACTTATGGTCAAGTTTCTAGTGCTTTAGATTCTATAGGAGTAGACATTAAAGATGCAAATGGTGCACTCAAAGAAGAGGGTGTTATTATTGAAGAGATGGCAGCTAAATGGCAAACTCTATCTGAAGATCAAAAGACAGCAATCGCGCAAGTTGTTGGTGGTAAAAGGCAATATACTCAATTATTTGCATTGATGGAAAACTGGGACATGTATGAAGATACAATAAAAAATGTATCTAAAGCTCAGGGAACACTAAATAAACAAAATGAAGAGTATTTGCATAGTTTTTCGGGAGCATCTGCAGAAATTAGAGCTTCTTGGGAAGGTATTGTTCAGGATGTATTAAATGAAGATGCTATTGTAAATGCGATGGAAGGCATTTCAAAACTTATTGTTGCTATTCAGCATTTCGCTAGACTGGTTGGTGGATTTGGTCCAATTTTTACTACTATAGGCGCGATTCTAATTAATAAATTTCAAAAACCAATTTCAAATGGACTCCTAGATATAGCTACAAATTTTCAAATTATTAGAGGAAAAAGTAATAAAGCTACTCAAGATATACTTCAACAAGCTAAAAATATATTAGGAATAGAAGGGGAGTTAAATCCAATCCAAGAACAACAAATTGAATTTCTAAAACAAAAACTCGAAATGAGACAGTTGGAGAGTAATTTAACTAGTGATCTTGGTAAAATAGAATTAGGAATTTTAAATACCGTATATAATATAAATGAAGCTGAACAAAATTATATAAAATCTATGGAAAAAGCTGTAGATCTAGAAAAGAAACGAGAGATATTAGAAAAAGATAGAAAAAAAACTAATACAAATTTTAACAAGTTTGTTTCAGGTGTAAATGCACCTATGTTCAAAGATTCTAAAACAAATTATGCTTTTGGAACAAAAGCACACATTTTCTCAAAAGGATGGAAGAATGTTTTTTCTGAAAACAATGGAGCTATTAGTGACGATAAAAATTCTATAACCAACTTACTTCAAAGAGCTTATGGAACAACTAGAACTAAAATAAATAGCACTGATGATATCATGAAACTTAAAACTAACTATGAAGAATTAGCTCTAAAAATAAAAAACGTATCTGTAGATGAAGAAGAATTTGATAAAAATTTAAATATTGTAGCAAAATCTATGAATCTAACAGAAGGTGAAACAAAAAAATTTGTTGCAGCTATGAAACAGATAGGAAATACTAAATTTGATATAGAAGAAATAAATAAAAAGCTTAAAGAAGTAAATAGAACTACTGAAGAAGGAAAAAAAGAATATGAAGAATTATTGAAAAAGAGGAGAGAAGCTCTAAACAAAGCAAATGAGGGCGGAGAAGAGTTAAGTAAAACAGATAAAATTACATATCTTTCTTCTGGATTAATGAACGCAATGACTACAATTAATGGTATCAATAATGCTTTAGATTCTCTTGGAGATAAGAGTGCTTCAGCTGGAGAAAAAATAGAAAGAGTTGCTGGAGGAATTACATCTAGTATAATGGGAATTGGAATGATGTTAAAAAATCCTCTTTTTGCGGGCTTATCTAAAGGTCTTCAGGCGGCTATAGGATCGGCGGTAATATTAATACCACTTCTTATAAAAGCTGGTAAGGCAATTTATGATGCTACTAGCGCATACAAACAATTAGAAAAAGCTAAAAAAGATTATGATGAGTCAGAAAACAACATAAAAGAAATAAATCAAAATTTAAAAGAAAAACAAGAAAGATTAAATGAAATAAAAGCTTTATATTTAGAAGATCCTTCTGCTAAAATACATGAACTAGAAATATCTAATTTAATAACTGAAATTGCATTATTAAAAGAGAAAAAAGCTGCTCAAGAGGCTTTACAAATAGAAGCTAAAGCTAGAATTGCAACAAATGAACAAATTACAGCTAATGAAGTACTTGGAAAAGACTATTTTAGTTATTGGAATCAATTAGTTGGAGGAGAAGGAGTTTTTTCAAATGCAATAAATGGTTTATTAGAAATATTTGGTTTTAAAAATGAAGGATATGCAAACTATAAACTTGCACAAGGTTGGATTCAATCGGATGAATATAAACAACTTATAGAGATTGCAAATTCTGAAAATTATACAGAACAACAGAGAGAGCAAGCTCGACAGAAAATTAATAATATAAGTAGCATGGCTACGGGAACTTCAATACAACAACTAGCGCAAGAATATTATAAGAATAAAGAAAAATATAATTATAAATATCAATATACTGACGCTGAGGGTAATGAACAAACAGTTAGTCTTTTTGGTAAAAATGAAGCTGAAATTGAAACTATAATTGGAGAAAGTTTTGAGGAACAAAAAAAATTAGTAAAAAAACAAGAAGAATCTGAAAAAATATCAGCAAAAACTATTGAATATAGTAATAAGTATAAAGAAGATCTTGTTTCTATGAATGATATCATTCAAGATTATAATAAAAATGGTAGTATGTCTTTAGATAATTTAAAAAAGATGAAAGATATACAACCTTCTGTTTTATTCTTATTAGAGCAACAAGGCGATCAAATAGGATTAAATGCAGATAAAGAAAAAGAATTAACTACTAATTTTTTAAAATATGAGCGTCATGTTGCGATTTCCAATATAGTTCAAAAATTATATGAAGAAAAAGATGCGGTAAATGCATTAGCTGATGCTTGGAATGGAGTAAGTAATAATGCTTCTTTAGCTGCTAAACAAATGCTATTAGATCAAGCAAATAATTTTTTATCTACTAAAGGCTTTAGCAAAGAAAATTATGAATATATTGCAAAAGTTACTAAAGTTGGACTTGAACAATTTAATCGTAAATTAACTTTAACATCAAACGAAACTAAGAAAAAATTAAAAGATGAACAAAAAAAGTTAGCAGATGCTTTGAAAGAAGAGTTATTAGCTCAATTAGAAAGAGATATTGAAAAATATCAAGAAGTATTCGATGATTATGAAGATAAACTTAAAAATATTGATTTTGCTAAAAAATTATTTGGTGATGATAAGGATAGTGAAATTATTGAAGAAAGAATTGATACTTTAAAAGAATATAATAGAGATATAGAGGAAGAATTTAATAGATTAAGTAAAATAGTTCCAAGAACTGGAGCTGAAGCAGAAGCTATCGCAAATCAAATGACTTCCATTTGGGATACTCATAGATCAAATATGGAAGCTATTAAACAAGAATCTGAAGAACTTGCTATGATAGGTATCAATACTCTTACTACACAAATAGAAAAATTAAATGAAAGTTTATCGAAACAAAGTGATATACTTACAGATTTTGATAATTTAACTAAAAAATATGGAAACACAAAAGTCAATAGAATTAAATTAAGTAATGATTTATTATTAGCAAGTCTAAAAGGACAATCTAAATCTCAAACTGCGCTTGAAAAGAAAAAAGAAGAAAATAAACGACTTCAAGAAGAAGATAAAAAACATGCGGATATAATAAGTAAAATTAGAAAAGATGCTTCTAAAAAAATGTATGAAGAAGAAGCTAAAGAGAGAGAAGAAGCTAGACAAGAAATAGAAAAAACTATTGCTGAGACTAGAGATTATTTTACTCAAGAATTGGATGGCGCAAAAATTGATGTTACTAGTTTCATTCAAGAAATGGAACAAATATTTAAAGATGCTAATGATAGTGATAAATTTAAATTAAAAATTAATGTTGAAACTGGTAAAATAGAGATTGACA